AAGAACGGCTAAAGAAACTTGAACTGGATAAATGGCCAGAGCCATGCAAATGTATTGGCTGTAGGCCGGACCTTTATGTAGGGTAACTGGTGCCGACAACACAATAGGCGTCAAACTTTGCCGCGTTCATTTGTTGCGCCATAGTAGCAGCGACGGGCTTCATGCTCTGGCATTGTGAAATCGTCAGGTCTGGCATTTCCATTCGCATACAGTACGCCACCGGCTGAATGATGCACCATGACGCGACAAGGAGCCAGACGCTCACTGATTTAGCTCATCGCACTCAACGCCGTGTTTGATGACGTCCTTGAACCAATATCCTGTCGCCGTTTCCTTCTGCCCCTGCATATGGTCAATGACCGATGTCGGGGGCCAGGGGAACGACGGACAGCTACTTATTGTTACGCTTTGACAAGACGCCACGGGCAACAAGAATAGCATCATCAAAACTTTTGACTTTGTCATTGGCCTTGTCCCTTGCTTTGATCAAGCGCCCAGCGTTGGCCGCGCTGACGCGGTTTTCACCATCTTTACGCAAACCCTCGTCCCTGAACATGCCCATAGCCAGCTCGACTACAGACATGATCAGGTTGACGAGTTTAATACCGCTAAGCATCGTCGGCGTTCTTTGCTTTACCAAAGTTGAGGCCCACAACATTGATGACGTTCAGGATCATACCGATGATCTTGTCGTCTGACTTCGTCGGCGTCAGCGCAGCGATGCCGGCACAGGCAGTAACCAATGCAGTGATTGCCGTCAGCCATTCAGGCATCGATGCGATGATAGCCATTAAATTACCCATGTTACTTGTCCTTCAGTTGACGCCATTCGGCGTGTTCAAAATGGGGTAGGTCAAGGAACGATGTCCATGTTCCACCCCAAACTATTGGCACCCCGTGTGCCGCTCCTGTGGCAGTGATCAGGCCCCCCAAATAATGAAATGCCTTCTGGCCCTCATCAGACCAATCGACAGGGTAGGGATACAGATCTACTGCCAGCCCAAATTGGTGCGGGGATTCCCCGGCTCGGGCCTTAGATTTCCCATCAGCGAATAATCGATCTTGCGTCAGGCCATCGCGGAGCCCAGCGACACAAGAAAAATCTATCGCCGATGCTTTGATCGCAGCCTTCACTACGACTTGCATATGGACACTCGCTGTTGAGAGGTGCCCGAGGCTGGCCGTGCCTAGTTCAAACATCACTTGTCCTTATGTATCCGGTCCATCATCTTGTCTACGTCGCGGCGAAGATACTTGACTTCGATTTGTGTCTCGACCGCCTCGTCTTTCTTTCGCCAGAGCGCACCGATCTGGTTCGCCAAGTTCTCCAGCCGTTCGTGGATCGCCTTGATGGCGTCGGCGTTTTTGGCTGCGGCTAATTTCATCGCATACCAGGCGGAAATGACACTGAAGACGGCTACACCTATCGGGATCAACCCTTCGAATGTGGTCAGGTCCATCTGGCACCTAGTTGTTGTTATCACTTGAGTAGTGAGAATCAAGCCTAGTTTCAATACGTGTTAGTGAAGCTAGGATACGGGCCTCCATACCTTCTACTACATTAGTTGTTGCGTATGTTTCAGCTATATATAACTTAAACTTATTAAGAGCGTCCTTATTGCCTTCAATACGTCCAGTTAGTTTCCAATACAAGAAGCCTAGTAGTACCATAACAGGCATACCAACGGCATTAGCTAATGATAGTAGATCAGTCATATTAACTCACTAGGTAAGTATGCGTCCATATCATCCGTGTTTGTCATAGCGTCTAGTGCTGGTCCCATGACATCAGGCAAGTCACGCAACGTCTGCTTCTCAACAGCACTGTTAGCCACTGTACGATTAGCACCGGGACGTTCAATCAGGTTGTCTTTGATCTCGTCGTCCATCTTGTCCAGCTTGGCATTACGCATACCACGAAGCTGATCAAGGCGTTCTGCACGAACCTTGGGCAGACGCCATGCGTGAACCTTCAACTCGTCACTGGTAACTTCAACAGCCAGTGTGTCAGCGTCTGGTACAATCTCAGGTGTTAGCTCAACACCGTCAACGTCATGTGTTGCCGGGATTGTTGCGGCCTTCACACGATCATCAAGGATGCCTGATACAGAGCCTTGGCCACCGACAAGTGTTCGTATGCCATTGGCTTCTACGATTAATTCATTCATTTTATTGCCCTTCCAATTCGCCACATATCATAACGCAAACACCATCTGCGTCACCAAAGGCAGTGCCATCATGGATAACCACTTCAATAGTTGTCCTGTCTGAGTTAGCTTCAACCCACTTGGGGGTGTCTGCGTTATCATTAGCCGACATACCAAATGTCACAGCGTAGTTGCCACCCTCTGTCGCGTTAGATTTAAAGGGTACTGCAAATGTTACTTGGTAACGTCCAGTACTGTTCTGGCTTACGCTTTTAATGTTGTAGCTGCTGTATATTTGGAAGCTGCTATCACCATTGAAGTACACCCAAGCGGCAAGCTTGCTCAGATCAACACCAGCAAATTCTTCCTGCAACACCTTCACTTCATCAAACACCGTCCTGATAACTTCAGCAGGGCGACTAATCGACAGGTCCGTGGCCCCAACTTCAATGAGCGTATCGTTCCAAGATTTAAGATGTTCAAAGGCTGTGTTGGCACCCAAGGTTGCCTGTGTTGTTGCAACAAGGCCATCCCAGATCGTCATGCTATCTGTTTGAGTAACAGCGACCTTGCCGTTAGGGTCTACGTCAACGTCCAAGACAGCATCAGTAGTTCCTGATTGCAGGAGTACCTTGGCGGCTGTTTCAAACATGCCCTTTTCAGCTTCGTAGATCGCACGAACTTGTGCTGCTGATGGGGCTGTTGTTGAAAGTCTGGCTAAGGTAAGGCTGCAAGTGTCTGCGGCGTTTGTATAATCATAACCGTCGCAACCGATGCCGAGCTTCATCGCCGCATCAGTAATTGATCCGCCGACTGTGCCTCCAGTGTTCTCCATTTCCAATACGCCATCAATATACATCTGGATAGCGGATGAGTTTCTGAGCAGAACAGCCATGTGCCAATCGCCGTCATCATACGTCTGCGTTCCGTCCAGCGATACGTTGCCAGCAGAGGTTAGCCAGCGGTAACGCATAACGCCACTTGTCAACAGGTGTATGCCAACATGATAAGACGCACCACTTAATGTGATCAGTAGCTCATCACCGGTATTACCAGACGTCTTGAACCAAATCATCTGGCTGAAGTCGCCTGTTCCGATTGCGTTGTAATCTGTATCTGTTGCACGATACAGGTAATTTGTAGTGTCGCTAAACCCACTATAAGCCAGCAACTCACCACTCGCACCGTCTGCGGAGGCCGATGTTACAGTGCCGTTCTCAGTCAGCGTGTTGGCCTTGAAGCTACGATCAGCCGTTGCAGAGTTTGCAAGCCATGCGCCCTTAATACTGCCGCAAGTATACCCACTGTTGTAAGTGCGATTGATTGTTGCAGATATAATATCTGCCGACGTTGGGGTCTTTGTTGTTGCGTTCAGACCTTGAAGAATTGTAACGCCATTTGTATGTGCGCCAACCATAGTGTTACCATTGGCAGCAACTTTACCGTCAGCACCAAAGGATATAGGTGGGTTGTTACTCGCCATTGGTCCCATTGCGCCGGACCAATCATCGGCAGTGAGCGTGGTAATTGGCGGAGAAATAAGAACAGTATCCCCGGCGTCATTGTTTGTTCCAACAATTCTGCCAAGCATGATTGCTACGCCTGTGTTTCCTGCCGTAGTAGCATAGTCCCATACGTTACCGTCGTATTTAATAACTGAGTGACTATCTGCACCTGTCCCGTAGCTGACACCAAAGCAGGGCATCTTACCACCTGTCCGTGGATCATAAATCCAATCATCATGGACACCTGCGGCAACGCCAATCACATCATTGTTGTTCAAAGCTGGCGTTGTACTGGTAGACAGTGACCGGGGCCAGCCTGTTGTGGCTTCAGCCCATGAACCAGTGTCGTACTTGTGGATGATGTGCATACCATCTTCAGAACCGACGATAATGTAACCCATGCTCTGTGCAATAGAGGTTACAGTCGCGGCACCTGTCAGGGTTACGCTTGCAGTAGCAGAGCCACCAACAACACCTGATACGTCAATCTTCCAAAGTTCAACAGTACCATCTGCACCAGCGTCTTTAACTGTGGCGATGTACGTGCCTGAACCGTCTGGCATGACGAATGGCTGTGTAGTCGCAACGTAGGTGCCATCAGTCTCTATGACGCCTGAGATGGCGGAAGGATCAGCAGCAATACCGGTCAAATTAGAGCCATCACCTGTCGGTGTCAGATACTTGGAATCTGTCTCGGTCTTGGAATAGGTATCACCAAGGACTCGAGCCTTGTCAGCTGTGATCTGAACAACTTCACCAGCTGTAAATGCAGGGCTAAATCCGGTCATGGTAAGACCGTCTGTAGCTACATAATCAGTGACGTCTTGTTCAATGCCGTTACGGGATACCGTGACAGCGCCAACTCGGTATACCAGCGTGTTGCTGGCATCATCTAGTCCAGACAGAGAGGTCCCAGAAGTAGGTCGAAATACGAACCTACTAATGCTGCTATCAATCTCTGATATCTCCGTAGCAAAAGGCATTAGGTCAGCTCCAGAATGGCCAATGTGTAATCGATCCGGCTAGTGGCGTTAGCGCCAATCTCAATGGTGTCACCAGCTTCCAATGTATATTTGGTGTCCAAGGCGAAAGAGTTGGTAATCGGGATATTCAGGGTATCATGAATCTGAATAGTAGCACCGGCACTGGTATCCACAATATTCATGCTGAATTCGACAACATCTGTTGCATGGATGTTAGACATGCTGCCGCCAATAACCAAGGCAGTAGTCAGAGCAGGGCAGGTGTAGACAGTTGTCAGGCTAGCTGCTGCGTGTCCGTCTGCGTTCTTAAAAGCTGATGGCATGATATCTGTCCTTTAACCTAATGCGATTGCCATAACGATGGCTTGTTCTGTAGCTGCTGCGGCACCGGCCGCGGTTGCTGCTGCTGTTGTAATTGCGGCTACTGCCCAAGCTGCACTGTCATAAATCATTAGCTCATCGTTACCTGTGTGGAAGTACAGATCTCCTTCTTGGAGAGCAGAAGCATCGTTACGTGTAGCAGGATCTGAGGCCTTACCACCTTGGTAAACGTCAGCGAAGTTAGTGATATCAGCTACGTTAGCTGCAGCCGTAGAGACATCTGCAACAATAGCCGCTACCCCAGTAATATCCGTACTGATAGGGCCCAGGAGTTGGATATCAGCTGTGTCGCCAGCAACAATAGTAATATTTGCACTGTCACCGGCCACCGTAGTGATATTGCCGGAAATACCAGCTGCTGTAGTAATATCAGCACTAATTGGGCCCAATGCTTGGATATCCGCGGTATCTCCTGCAACAATCCCGATATCTGCTCCATCGGCAGCAACAGTAGCAATATCAGCAGAATCGGCTGCTACGATATCAATATTGGTTTGTTCTGCAGAAGTAGGCTTCATTCCGAGCCAAGCAGCACCGCCTAAATCATACGTCATCATGGTGTTGAGTGTCGTATCGAAGTAGATGGCCCCGTCTATCAAGGCGTTTCCATCGTTATCTAAGGTAGGCTGGGCAGCTGTGGAAAATGTACCAAGGAAACGATCATCAAAAGTATCAAGAGCAGCTTCTGCAGCCGTCTGTGCTGCAAGGGCACCTGTCTCTGCCGTTTCTGCGTTGTTCTCACTGGTCAATGCCGCTGCAGCAGATGCAGCTGCACCGGCTATCGTCTCAGTCAGGGCGTCATTCAGCATAATAGTTGTGACACGCAGCTCGCAAATAGAGCCAGCTGGGAAGGCGTATCCGGAAGTGTTGTCTGCCCCGCGTTCTACCGTCAACTCGTTGACGCTAATCGAGGTTACCTTAATAATCTCAACTGTACCGGGGGTTGCCAGCGTCAAATAACAATAATCAGCACCGCCAACAGCTGGAAAATCTGAAGCGTCATCCACATCGATAGTCGTCTGACTATCTGTGATCAGTGCGCTGGTTAGCGTTGTTGCGTTATTTAGGAATAATACACCCATGATTCACCTATTCTACCGTAATCGTCCAGCTGATCGTCATCGTATCTGTCTCAGCTTTCTCCACTGTAGAGAAGACAGTACGAGCTAACATGTCGCCAACTGTTGCATGATTAAAGATACCCGCTTCTTTGATAGTGGTAGTAGCAGGGGCAGTTACATCCGGAACATCTGCAGCCAAGGTGAGCTCAAAAGTGATGGTGTTATCCAACACTACGCCACCAGCTGTATTTAGAGCTGCACGGTAAATTTCATTATCAAGCACCGTGTCAGCAATAACAGCTGCTGTGGAGCCATCACCGATAGCCATGTGTGACATTACTGCATCACCCGCTCCACCCATTCGTGAAGCAATCCAGTCGTGTCCCGCGGTAACTACCAGGTTCTTAATATCACGGACGATCTCTCCGTTAATACGAATAACTACCCGGCCAGTTAATTTAAATTTATCTTTCATTAGCCTAGTGCCACTCCATCTAAAACAGCCCCGTTAAGGGCAGTATTCGTCATAATCGTTCTGGTAAGTATATCGGTTACATCAACCGCATCCAGGACCTTGGCATTCTTACTACCATAGTCCACCAATACGGCTGCCTCTACCTTCTCGAAGGTAACGCCAGCTGTGGCTGTTCCTGCGGTAGGCATTAGAAGGCATCCCGTATTTTGAATTTCATCCGGTCAAACAACTTCATGATCCGGCCATTGGTATAGGTAAGTTCGATCTCACCTTCATACGTGCCTGCATCCACATCCAATGTGGTGAGGTTCCATGGCATATAACATACGCCATCCGTATAAGGAGCGACCTTAACGCAGACCATTGTATCGAGAATTGTTGTAGCGCCCAGTAGCCGGAATTTAACACGGACAGTAGGGTCGGTAAGGTCAATGAGAGCCCAAGTGGATGAATCATCTGGATCTAACACAAGACCAGATGCGGCCGTATTAGAATCCCGTAGAGTCAAATTGATCTCAGGTTTATCGTCACCTGCTACCAGGTTGATTGTTTCGTAATAGGCCATTCAGTCCACCAGTTTAACCGCTACGCGGGTTGTTCTCAGCATTGGAGTTTGCCGAGCAACAATAACTAAACTGGTGGATAAGTCAATCTTATACGAAACCGTTGTCGTCTAATTTAGTATTTATCTCCTGCTCGCCGGCACCCCACATACCGGAATTAACCACCTGCTTGCAGCTGGCTTCGTACCGTAAATAGTAGGTATTGTTCTCATCCTTAATGTCACCACTAATAGCGCTGTGGGCCATGTAGGCTGCGTAGTTCAGGATGCATTCCGTATAGACCTGACTAACTTTGAGGTCCAAAGCGGAGTTGGTGGCTACCTTGGGAGAGGCCGAATATTTCATGATAATCAAGGAACGAGCTTCGTCGTCTGTGCCCTTAATTAACGCCTTAAATGGTTCTGGAATCAGGATAGATACCTTGGTATCCACGGAGTCAACGAGCTGTACTCGAGGATCCTTAATCGTTACCGGGTCAAAGTCAGCAGCGTAATAAGCTTCCAGCGGAATAAGGAAATCAGTAGGTAAATCGAACTCTTCGCCGCTTACCGGGTTATCCAATTCCACTTGTTTCTCGATCAATTGGAACCGTTTATGTACAGCAAGGTTAGCTAAATTAACATAATCAACGAATTTGTCTTGATTAGCTAATTGCACGGTTGAGGGTGCTACATCCGGATTAAGGCTCATATCCCCGACGTTGCTAACGGCTAGCTTGCTGCAGCTGGTGCTAACTAGGAAATCAATGTAACCGGAAACTTTCATGGTATCATCCTGTTATACGAAGTAGGAACTTCCACCTACCTGTTTAGTTTCGTCACTCCACATGTCGGAACCAAAGGACTCATCCTCTTCTTCCTCCATCGGGCCTACTTCGCTCGGCTTCCATGCATTCAATTCGGCCAGCATAGATATCGTATCGATCTGGTCATCATGCTTACTCTTGAAGCCCTTGAAAGTAGCCAATGAGAGCTCAGAAATCAACTCCGTAAGCTGAGGACTTTCTTTTAGCTCTTCCGGCAGCCAAATTTTCTTGGCCTTAAATAGCGGTACAGCGTTCTGTTGGAACCTGCTCATCTTGTCCTTGGTAGGCCGGATACCAATGGTATTGCCAGAGCCTTGACCCTTGGACAGGGTGAAATAGTTATTACGATTGCCCATCTCATTCTGGATCCAGGCAATGAATCCGCCCTGCTGACCGGTGACCTCGATGCCCACTTCCTGCGGGTTGTAGATTTGAACTAACCTAAACAGGTTATCGATGGACTCATCCATTAGCACCCGCTTACAGAACCCGTCTACCCACAGCCAGTCACCGTTATTGTTCAGGGCCCAGACATTTATGACACTAAAGTCCGCATGCTCCTTGTCACTTGTTGCAAAATCAGTGGTGATATAGAAATTATACGCACCCTTATTCCGCATAACAGTGGAATGCTTGTAGTAAATAATATCGACATCGTCGATTAGGCGTTCTTCCGGGGACATGATTCGCAGCATTAGCTCCTGATTAAAGGCATCTGTCTTACCTGCCAGCTTAGCCTTGGTATACTGATTCTTGACATAGTCATAGTTAAATCGATCATCCCAAGCTCCGCGGAATTCTTCCCGAGTACAAGGAAAAGCTTCGCAAACAGGGTATACGTTGACATGCCAAGCTCCTGATTCGATAGCCTTATATAAGGGATCCCTAGCATTAAACGGTGTTCCGGACCAAATAGTCTTACGCTTATTTGGGTGCAGTGCGTAATCGATCGCCTTGTAAACTGTGTTCTCTACGTTCTCGATAATAGTGGGAGATTTAGCATCCTCATCGCCAATCAGATCATCAAGGATAGCCAGCTGCGGCCGGGTATTCAATTCCACTGTACCACGTACACCGGTCTTGGCACCGTGCCCAGTAACCACAAATTCCTTACCCGAGGCATTCTTAAAATGCCACCGAATGTCAGTAAATCGAGCTTTCGTGAGGTATTTGATCAGAAAAGGGCTATTTTCACAGCGCCTTTCCATCCTTAACCGCATTTTCTTAACACCGTTCTCAATACTATCTGAGACATACAGGGCGTAATCCACATCCCCAAAACCAGGGATACCCCCGTAAACAGCAATGTAGAGAAACAGGTATTCAGCAAAAATAGTGGTCTTGGCAAGTCCGCGGGAACACATGTTAGCAATGTTCTGTTTCTTGCCTACGATGTTATCCAGCATACGGTAGTGGATGACAGGAGTTAGGTTCTCCTCACCCTCCTCACCATTAACCAATTTGATAAATGATACGAACTCCAGTGCGAACTCACTGGGCACATAGTCGTAATCTTCGGAGTAATCCGTATCATTCAGCCATTCATCGACTGTTTTCTTAATCAAATCCGTCATGTACGCCCCACTTGTCACCCATGCCGCCCTCAGAGGACTCATCGATGTCCCGGCCCAGCATATGCACACAGCTCTCGTAGCGCCCTATAGCGTCTCCTGCATGCCCCTCGTCATGGGTACACTCACCCTCCATACCAGAACCATCGCCAATCCAATAGATACAGTTCTCACACACTTCGTCGAGCCGGCTACTCATCAGTAACATCCTTGTATGTAGTCTCAACAATATCCTCTGGCTGCTTAACAGCCATGATATCACTGTGAGCTACTTCCTTAGCACTGGTCTGCCCACCCATGATCATTTTCATCTGCTGCTGTGCAAGACGCCTGGTGGTGTTCTTAAGGTCATCTACGATGTCATTGCTGTAGGTGATATCAATATCGATTTTGGCAGCCTCAGGAGCCTTGAGATTGGTAATAAGGCTCTCTGCGGCCTTCTGTCGCACTGTCTCTGATCTAGCTCCTCGCATGAGCTCTACCTGAACATTGATAGCTTCCTGAAATATACCAGCATTCAGGATATGTGTGGGGACCATGGTCTGTTCCATGATCTTGGTAATCAGAGCGTTCTTACCGTAGTTATCCGCAAAACTAGCAATTTGCGAAGAAGAGGCAGATTTATTAATTAGTGCCTGATATCGATCGGGGAATACCTTGCTGTAGGCTACAGAGGCCACATCCCCCATTAGACGATAGGAAACAAACTTGATGGCGTTGATGTAGGCAGCCAGGGAATACTTCCCTGTGGATAACACTGAGCTATACGAAAGCACGTTATCTCGGAATACCCGACGCATCTCTGAATCGGACTCGGAATTAATCATCTCCACCAGGTCATCAGTAATATATTTACGGAATCGCTTATCCGGAATAGCACCTGCTATCATATCCTTGGTAAGGTGATCTGTCGTCTCCAGGTCAGCCTCAGTATCTTTCAGATTAGCGAGCTGCATTAATTAAATCCCATCTAGTAAGCAAAATATCCCGAGGGATACCCTCTGTCTGGCATTGGTGCGGCGATACCATCCAAATGGTATCCTTCAGGTAAGCTAGAACTAAAGCATCTACCAGCTCCTGCCAATACTTAGCCCACGTACGTGTATCCATCTTCAGACCAACTGAACTAATAAAGTCTTCTTTGTCAATCATGTTCAGATCATCGGTGTGGAGGATTAGCGGTAGCACTAAGGCTGCCGCGGTAGAGGATAGGTTATTACTATCCTCGAGCGTCGATGTGATTATCTTGTTCTTCATGCCCTGAGCCCTCGTGTGGTCTGGGTATCCCACATGTGCTTAACGATGTAATATTGCTTGTCATCACCGTTAAACATTACCTCGGGATTGATCATATATTCCCGCTTGGTAAATTTCCTGACAAAATCAAACTTCTTTAGGCCACGTATGCCAAGGTTAAAGTCCCGTATCGATATTCCTGATTGCTCTGCTATCTGTGCCGGCGTCCCGGTTACCATATTATATTTATTGATCCGGTACATCATTTTTAGCAGAACTAACATAGCGGATTTATCGGAGCAGGTCTGAGCTAAATACTTAGACGCCTGCGTCCCTAACTGAAATTTATTGAACATTGCATTATCCCCAACGCATCGGGGAGGGTTGCCCCTCCCCGTTATTATTATTCTTGCTCGAGTGCTGCTTCCATCTGTTCAATGGGAACCAGCTTGCGGCCGCCATCAACATCATCAACAATACCGACACCAGGGACATAGGTCAGGGCTTCGGCAACCGAATAGGCATGCGGGCCATTACGTTGCTGCGTTGTAACCTGAACTACACAGCCATGGCCGGTAAACATAGCCTTGGTAGATTTCATCCAGCCTTCACGTTTACTGGATGCTTTGCACAACAGCTGGAACAAATCCCCATTACCAACCACATCGATATCTGGAACATTCTTCCGGGCCCCGGATACGTCGGAGTTATGCAGGGTCTTCTCCGTAGAGGTATCCGGATAAGGGTTAGATAGATCCATAGGTTCGCTTGATGCACCTGCTAAGGCCATAGATATATTCCTTGATTAGAGTGAAGTATTCCAATCACCCGAAACCATTATCCGGTCCATCACGATACGGTTCTTCACAGAACGCATGCAATCGGTGCCCGAAACAAGCTGAGCCAGTTGAACTAACTTCAGTACGATGTAGGTACGCATGGTAATTCTCCTTCTCTCATGGGATCAGGGTAATAGGTATGCGCATATAAGCCTAAATCAATACAAATATCAACATTTAAATCGGTTTATTACTGTATACGACACTTAACGGCTGGTTTAATGTCGTATACGACATTTAACTTTCTGTAACCCTTTGATAACACCCACTTTCTCAGCCCTAAGAATAAGAAGCGGAAAGACCTCCCTTCGTCGGTCTGTTCCTATAGGCTGCCGCCTCTGTATTTATATATTATATTTAATATATTCCGGGATATCCGTATTGCTTGGAACCCGCTTTCTTCGCTGCCTCTTGATCTACGCTCCCGCTGCGCTCCGCTCCGATCAATCGGGAGCTCGAAAGTCTTGGTTCCCGCAATACAGATATCCCTATTCCAGTAGCTCCAGCAAGAAGGCCGTCCCCACGACCATGATCCCCAACTTCGTAACAACTAACAATGTAAGCATATAAACTCCTACTTATTCCCCATGATAATTAATTATATAACATCTCTTAATTAATTTACCTAATTAGCTAAATAGGAAATTTCCTATTTATTCCAATAAGCTATTAAGCTTAATTATTTTTATTATTTTTATTTTTAATATTAGCCGACTTAAGCAATTTTTTATAATTTAAGTCCGACTGCAGTACTAACTAGGCAGGCCAGCCTCACCGAAAATACCCCCGCCCCTATTTTGCCTTAACGTCCCTTTTACACACCTGCTATCGCAGGTCAGGTAATTACCTTAACCTTTAACAGGAGAACTCCTATGAAAACCATCAACATGATCGCAGACATGATCCAGAAAGCCATCAGCGTAGCCAACCGTGTCATCAACGGTTGCGACCATGGTGCAGCTATGTTCGAAGATGCCATGGACAACGCCAGGGCCACTCAGCTTGCTGAGATGACCAAAGCAGCAAAGTCTGCTTAAGCTCTATTCCCAGGACCCTCAGGGGTTCTGGGTTTATCTTTATACCTACACATACACACAAAGAGAGAGAGCCTCGAGAGGGAGCTTGCTATCGCAAGTAAGGAATAAGGTTAATCCTTATTAACTTAATTAACCCTAATAGGAGGATCTACTATGTCCCTTAAATCTGTAGCTATCTTAGCAATAACCCTGGCTTTCCTTATAAGCGCAATAATTAAGGCCACTGTAGATAATCTCTACATCTTACCTGATGCTTATATCCAAGGTTATATTGGCTTAGGCATCGATGTGCTTAGCCTCTTAATCCCTATAATAGGCACTGTCCTTATTACCTTGGAATACAAGGAAGGAGAATAACCATGTCTGGTGTATCTAATGTTGGCGACGGAGCAATACCAACACCTTTGACAGGAGGTTACCACATCTACTGTCTTGAGGTGCGTAAGAAAGGACATCAGTTGATGTCCCGGACATTCTACAATAGCTACGACCTGGCCTTTACAGCGTACTGTAAGGCTAAGGACAATGGCTATAGCACCATCACAGACCTGTTGATTTACCCAGTCTGGGTGGTTGCAGGAGAAAGCTAAAGATCAGAGGCCCTGTAATAAGGGTCTCTGGTTATTCCTTAATAGATAGACTGATAAAGCCCGCTATCGCGGGTTAGGAGTTGTCTGACCTCGATGTCAGAGACCAATGGGCAATTTTGCCCGAAGGGCTTCGGTGCGCAGCGCCGTTGTCCTTAATTCAAATCCCAACGATAGGAGAATATCATGGGTATGCTTTCAAATAAGACCAAGACCACAGTCGGCGCAGACAAGACGCCACGGGATCGTTTCATCCTGGGTAACAGCGATTGTTACTTTGAGTCGGCGCAGTACTTGACAGGCCTTATGCCTCTCGAGAAGGTGAAGAAGCTCTTTGCCAATCCGGTTACTGAGCTCATGGGTACCAAGGGCAAGAGCCTGAAGGTCATGTTCACCACTCCGGACGGTGAGATCAAGTTCATGGGCTTCGTCACTGCTGGTGATGCAAGCCTTGAGCTGGATGTCGAGCACATTCCGGAGATCATGGAGCATGTGACTGCCGGGCCAATCCTGGTAGCCGTTAATCCAGTTGATCTGGTTGCGATGTTGTAGATCCCTGCCTGGCCTTAGGCTGGTTCGGATCGGAGCGCTGGAGGCCCTGTAGTGGGGTCTCCAGTCCCTTTTTATAAGCTAATACGGGAGAGCATTCGATGCGCCAACGTAAATCAAGTTATATCCCATTTGGGAACGGAGCTATCTTAGATCCTGAGTTCGAGGAGATACTTGAACGTATTCACTGGTCTGCAGGAGCTGAGCTATTAACCGATAAGAATGTCGAATCCGTTGAGCATAGAAGAGCTCGGAGGATCCGTGAGCGTTCTTATACAAGTACCTATTTAGACACCGAAGCGTATCTGGATAGGTCATGACAGGAGGATGTTATGATCGATTCGTTCGATGAAGAATATGCGTTCCTTAGTAACTTTTACCCTTGTGAAGTTATGTGTACCGAAAGGATCATCTACCCGACTGTTGAGCATGCCTTTCAGGCTATGAAAACAGTTGATCTGGATGATCGTCGGATCATTGCAGAGTGCCCTACTCCAGGGAAATCCAAGAGGCTGGGCCGCAAGGTCCAGCTGAGGAATAACTGGAATGCTATACGTATTAACGTCATGCATGACCTTCTGGTACAGAAGTTTAATCAAGAGCCCTTTAGCATTCAGCTTATGGAAACTAATGGCCATGAGCTGATTGAGGGCAATCACTGGAACGATACGTTCTGGGGAGTATGCCATGGCAAGGGTAGCAATACCCTTGGCAAACTCCTGATGGATATCAGAGAGAAGTTACTATCCGAAGGACCATAAGGCCCACTAACCCTTAAATAGGAGGACATTCGATGTCCAATTACAGTCAAGCTACTGAGTCACCCGAGTACGTTACAACGGGTAACAGCACTATCCACCCTACACCTGTATCCGATGAGGATGCAGTGAAGGTTGTTCCTAAATGGCAGTTCGACATGGGTATCCCATGGAAGGCCATGACTCCTCAGCAACAGCGTGGCCGGCGTAAAGAGATGCGTCGTAATTCGTTGAAATCCAATGGATAAGACCATGTTGATGCCACTGTTAGCGCTTATGTTTGCGCTTGCAGTGGTAGGCCTCTTTGTACTCCACAATGAGACAAAGAGAATAGGCTACAACAACGGATACGCAGCATGCGAATCCAATGAGCTAAGGCATATGCCTTTAACCCTTAAACCTTAAGAATGGAGTCATTCGATGGCCGTTAATCCTGAAGACCATATCACTACCGATTGGGGTACTGATCTGGGAGTTAAGACGCTGGCATTGAGCGCAATCAATGCATTAGAGGCTGCACTACCTGGAGAGCCATTCTCCAAGCAGTTCGGTTATGAGTTCAAGAAGTGGTGCACAGAACATAACGTGTTCTACTACTGCCGCTGCGGTGAAGACTTCAGCTGGATTCATGGGACTCATTTGGCCCGTGAAGCCAAGGCTGACTACGTACTCATGGAGAGTCTCTCATGAGCTACGTGTTAGCTGGTTGGGTTAACAACCACATCGCGCTGCCAGAGCAACGGTTCTCTACGCCAGATGACGCTATGAGTGCGTTTGAGGCCGTTGTGGCAGCTCCTGTCACGCCTGTTGAGGTTACCCTGTGGGAGACACAGGGTAGGCAATACAAGCTAATCAAGGACTTCTATGATGTTCAATGAGAACTTCAAGATCCGTCACTTAATCATCTATTCAATAGTCGGAGCAGCAGGGACCTATGGGTTCCTGGTGTTCGGGCTGTCGTTAGGTCAATTCCTCAAATAGCTAATACCGTTGGAATACCAACAGAATAGAGGCCCTTAATTGGGTCTCTATTTCTTTTTTTAAGATGGTGTAGGAGAACACTATGGGAAAGCGCATTAAAAGATCCGCAAAAAGTAAGATATCCCAACAAAAAGCAGCTGCTCATCTGCTGCCTAAGCACGATCCAGGCTTATCATCTACTGACTGCCCTGCATGCCCTCAAAGCAAGGGTGGTATCGTTGGAATGCTAGGCAACACGGTACACTACCGCTGCAGAGATTGTGGAATCGGTTTCTTTCGTGAAATAGATTGTACCTCCTGCAAGCATAGCTCAGACAATAATGGTAACTGCATGGGCTGTAATGAATGCGATGATGACTTTAGCAGCTGGGAGCTAGTCGATGTGTACACGTAAATGCCAAACAGCTGGTTGCGTATTCGAAACAACTGGGGCTGATAAGTGGATAGCTCACTCCAAAGAATGTGTGCAAATAGCCCTTAATCAGTGGAATACTGTCCTGCAGTACCACCAAATGCCCAGACAGGTGCTACAACAGATGGGTAAGACACGCCCAACAGTGCTGGACACTATTCCGAAGGAAGTGGTGCTGAGAGGTCCTAAGCATGCTGTAGGGCCCTTCCATACCGCCAGGATGTGGGAGTTCTATCAGTGGTACTGGACCGGGACGCAGGTAATTACCCAAGCGCCTACTGGCCAGTATGACCACTTCGGCAACACCACCCATGCTAAAAGGCATAGGGGAGTGTGGAAACGTAAGCAGATAGTCTGCCTGGAATACTGGGTAGACCAAGGGGATGATGGCCATACAGACTTCATTCACCGCGGTATGCTGCTCTGTACTCAAGGGCAGCTCAATGATGCACAGAATGATGGTGACACCTGGGGTTACCGTCCGATAGCTAATATCGACTGGTGTAAGCTGATCAAAGCGGAGAAATGGGGATAACCGATGACACATAAAATCGAAGAGACTAAGAGACCATGGGGTGAGGAAATCACCCTTCGTCAATTTATTGATGAAACCCTTAACAGGACAACTAAACGCTGGCTATTCAACGTATTCCTGTTCTTGGGTGTTATAGCTTTAATTAGCTAATGGGTACCGGTAACCAACAAGATCACTATTCCTATCTCGAGCGGCTTAAAAAGATAGGGAATGTACCAATGCACGGAGCAGGACCTTACCTGGGTCTACGCTTCCAAATGACTCTTCATGAGGCACAGGTAGTGCTGCAGGGATGGTTCAGATCCAAGGAAATACGGGAGAAAACCGATGACTTCCAAAATAGTAATCTTTGACATAGATGGTACGCTCGCTAATCTAGAGCACCGTCTTCATTTTATCCGGCCGGAAGTAGGGAAAACATACCAAACCAAGAAATCTGACATTCCTTATGAAGTCACGGCAGTGGATTACAAAACCAAAACAGTTTGGTTGCGGGGGTTACCGGAGAACCCTACCACTATTTTGCCTACTAACTGGAAAAATCTTAAATTCAAGCCAGATTGGGATGCTTTCCACGGTAACGTGGATGGTGATGCTCCTATCCAGGAGATGTTAGATCTCTGCTGGATGTATCTCAAAATGCGTAGTAACTTTCATAATCACCCTGGTGTCATCTTCGTAACAGGGCGTATGCGCTCCTGTGAGCTCGCTACAAGGCTTTGGCTGGAAAAGCACCTCAAGTACTCCGCGGAGAGCTTTACGCTCCTCATGCGGCCAGATAGTGACTACAGGCCCGACTTTGAGATCAAGGAAAAGATCCTTCATGAACTAAAGGCTAAGGGCATTAATCCCATCCTGGCCTTTGACGATAGGCAAACGGTCGTAGACATGTGGAGACGTAACGGTGTCCGCTGCGCTCAAGTAGCCGAGGGAAATTTCTAGTGACTAAATACAAAATAGATCCAACGGTAGTTAGTGTAAACAGGGACGCCCTTAGGCAGGTGCTGATTGTTGCAATCATAGCCAGGGATACTGCTTTAGCAGAGTCCAATGACTACACCTTCCCTACTCATTACCGAGAAGCTAAGGCTGAAGATTGGCGTGTTTTAATGGCTGCCATAGCAAAACTGGAAGATACGGTATGAATAACCGCAGCCCAGTAATCAAGGTTAAGGCTGAGGATCAATGCATTGGGTGTGTATTTTACCACCCGGAATGCCTCGATCTTAAGAAGTTCCAACCTAATAACCGGAGATGGTGTGCTAACGGATCCTATCATGCTCCTGCCATCTGTAAGGCCGAGGGTACGATATTTGTACCAAGGGTTAACCGATAAAGCCGGCTACCGCCGGTTGGGTATTCCAAAGGAGATCAAAAATGCCCATTACAGTAGTTAACAAATATGCTTCGCTGTATGACGTTTACATCGGTAGAGGCACTAAATGGGGGAATCCATTTGTTATTGGCAAAGATGGTTCCCGTGAAGAAGTTATCCAAAAATTTGAAGAACATCTTCAAAATAGCCCGGAATTGCTCGCTGCATTGCCTGAGCTAAAGGACAAGACTTTAGGCTGCTTCTGCAAACCTAAAGCCTGCCATGGTGATATTCTTAAGGAATACGCGGAGGCAGGCCATGATTGAAACCCCGTTCGGACTAATCATAGCAGGCGGTAGAGACTTCACCGACTACGCTATGATGGAGAAAGCTTTTATGAAATTCGTGGGTGACACGGATGATCAAAGCATAACTATCATATCCGGAACAGCTGGTGGAGCCGATCGACTCGGTGAACGCATAGCTAAGGAATATGGCCTTCCCTTGCTCCAAATGCCTGCAAATTGGAATAAACACGGCAAATCTGCTGGATATATCCGTAATGCGGAGATGGCTGTGCAAGGAACCCACCTATTAGCTATGTGGGACGGGCAGAGCCGAGGCACTAAGCACATGATCGAGACTGCCATGAAGCAAGCTTTGACAATCGAGGTCGTAATGTACACCGCTCCTCCTCGCAAGAAATATAGCGAGAGGAACATCATTCAGCCAATAACGGAGACATAACATGGCGAAAATTCGCTTAAACAACGATAAACGGGGTGTTCTGCATGGTCTTGCAGCACGAGTGGTAAAAGCCACTCCCATCGATCCATCCACTGAAGCTCGTGTAAACAAGGCTGAGAAGGTATACGATAGTACCTTTGCTGCTTTGGCCTCAGCAACGGTTAAGGCTGTGGTCAAAACACAGAATGCCAAAGAGATGGTTGTGCTGAAGAAACACCGTTTCCTCGCAGATTGCCATCAAATTTGGGGAGTGAACCTGGATACCCAAGAGGTTATCCAGGTAAACTTGTTTAACGCTACTGCTTACCAGCGTATTCATCCTATAAATCATTTACATGATTATAATGAGCGGCATGTACGCCAGCGGGATGAGAATACAGCAAGGGATAAAACAGAGATATCTGTTATCCAAGGTGGGAAGGGCTCTTACCAATCCCCTCTGCCGTTAAATGCTAAAACTTTGAGGCTAACGGGTGAGCTGAAACGTGCAACCGAAGAGCTGAATATTGCTATCACCCTGGATGCCGAAAAGCGCAGTACAATCCTGAATGATTTCACTGCTCTCATTGAATGCTCCAAGACCTTCGAAGATGTGGTGGCAATCTGGCCTGAAGCCGCTGAAGTGACTGATGAAATCATGGGTCACTCTCAACAAGTAGCCCTTATGTCCTCTGATGCTGTCGAGCGTATCAAGGCCAATATGGCTATCCGCAACAAACCTTAACCAAATTCTGGCTGTGCCTGAATGATGGGACCTGGGAAGTGAAAGCCCAGGCGACCAGTGTTAACTCTCAACAAGGGTGAGATAGCTGGTGTAAGTATGAAATCCATCTCCGAAAGGTACCAACGGTGTCCCGGTTCGATCCCGAGCTATAGGCACAGCCGGTCTCAATTAGATAATGGGGAAAGTTTTGCCAAAAAAATTAAAGAGAATCGATCGACAAGAATTCGCCTATTGCCAAATGTCTAAGCGCAAATTCGTTGTAATGCGACGTATGATCGCTACTGACGATGTGTGGACACGTTGGGCAGATTGCGAACTCGAAGGAGCTGCAAAGCGTATTGTTAAAACCATGAACGATAACCCGGAAAGGTTATTCAGCAATACCGCACTTAGTTCCAAATGAGAAAAGGGCTACGTGTTTTAAACGTAGCCCTCCTTCTCGCCGGGTTGTTGGTATTAGGCTTGGGTAACGCCTACCAGACCTTGTTTGGAGCCATTATCCTGAACATGCATCCACAACACCAATTCCACTGAACCATCGAGCGTAGTATCCGGATTAACAGTACCGCGGACATCACCAGTAGTGGTGGTAGCTACCGTAGCATCGGCAGCTACGAAGACAGAAGCCAGCTTCTCTTCCACTGCATCGGCGTAGAATGCCAATACATCGGATTCAGCAGTAAGGACATACGGGAGACCGAGAACGTCTCCTGTGCCCACTGTCAGGGATGTGACATCACCTGAAACAGTAACATCAGAGACTGTCTTGAATGCCTTTGTACCCGCCAGGCTAGTGCCACTGGCACTGGCTTCAGACATTACGTTGTCATAGACGTCGGTACCAGTAATCGTAATAACAGCGGTGCCTGTCCAGGCAGCTACGATGTTACGAGGAACATCCATAACACCTGCAAGAGCACCAGCTGCGATAGCTACAGCAGCAGTGGCACTGACAGAGAAGACACCCAGGGCAGTTAGGTCCTGAGATACAACGATACCATTAGGGTCACCAACAATAGGGGAACCCATTGAAATCTTGCTAACGGCCATCATGGGGACGCCTGTTCGCCCATTTGAACCAAGTAAAGGAGCATAGCGACCTTTACCAGCATACATTTCAGTAGCTAATGAAACAGTGTGTTTAGACATTATAAAACTCCGTTTGAGAAGCGGAAGATTCCGCAATTATACGCGAGAGAAGAATCTACAACCTACGACCAAATGTCAAATAAACTTATGGAGATTTGTTTATGTCCGAAGAATGCATCGACCAATATGCACTAGAGACCTCGTGGTCTACCCGCTTAGCTGATGACATCGTCATCGAAGCCATCCAAGGGGACATTCCCTTGAATATGGAACTAAAGATCCTGGATGTTCTCACCGAGATCAACCGGGGCAAAGTCCCAACCAAAGATCTCTTTATCCGTTTGTTCACCATTGTCCTGCGGGATAAGGTGGGTAAACCCGTCCAGGCTATAGCTACCCAGATGGGGTTTGCTGCTGGAATCAAGAGTGCTTCTAAAGCATTCGAGTGGGGAATTCTGCTACTTAAGGAATGCCGTGAGGCAGGCCTGTATAAGTTGGAGAAGACGGAAGAAGAGTGGTATGTCCGTCCAAACTTCACTTTGGACAAGCAAACTTGCAAAAAGTTGGATAAATTGCAGTATTTACCTCCAATGAAGACCGTGCCAATTGATTGGACCGATAACCACGACGGTGGGTGGCTCTGGGAAACCAAGCACATACTCCTCGGGAACCGGTTCACTAAGCACGATATGCCTCTGGCATACGATGTCATCAATACTCTCCAAGGCATAGCCTGGGAGATCGATCCGGATACCTATCTGCTCGAGAAGCAGACTAATCATAACCTTAATAAGAAGAAATTCTTACGGGTCATTGATGCCTATTTAGGTCATCCCTTTCACTTTGTATGGCGTTATGACTCCCGCGGTAGAAGCTATTCCTCGGGATATGACCTAAACCTTCAAAGCAACGAATATGGTAAAGCCCTTATTTCGCTGCATAACAAGGAAATGATCACCAAAGCTGAAAACCTGTTGGTGGCCATAGCTAACCATGCCGGCAAGGATAAGCTGACATGGGAAGAGCGAATCGCTTGGGCTATCAGCGTGGAAAACACTGATGACATCGAGTGGGAAGAGCCTATCCTGGGACGTAAGGCTATTCGTGCATATGAAGATATGCAGGCCCGTAAACCTTCCGGATACGTTATGAGCCTTGATGCTACGGCATCTGGGCTACAGATCATGGCAGCTCTATCGGGATGCCAAGAGACGGCTAAGTACACCAATATGGTGGATCCCAATAACCGGTACGATCTGTACACTGAGGTAGCTGAAATGATCAATGATCAGCTGCCTAAGCCAGTACCTCGTAAAGTCACTAAGCAATGCGTAATGACCCACTACTATAACTCTAAGGCTACGCCTAAGGGTTTGCTCAGCGAAGAAGAGCTGGCGGTGTTCTACAAGACCACCGAAGGGCTCCTACCGGGGGCTGAGGAGGTCATGAAGGTTATCAACATGTGCTGGGATGACCAAGCAGACCATCACTCTTGGGTGATGCCTGACGGCCATACAGTGTACGTACCAGTGGTGGAAGCCACTAACGCTACGTATGTTGATGAAGAACTCGGTGATATCCCGCTCAGATTCTATGAGCAAGGTAAGTCCGAGAACTACAGGTCTCTGTGCCCTAATGTTATCCATAGTGTGGATGGCTATGTGGCTCGAGAGATGATTCGTCGATGCGACTTCCAGCTTAGCCATATCCATGACTGCTTTGTGTTTAGCCCTGATCACCTTCAGGACGTTGCACAGGCGTATCGTGAGATCATGGCAGAGATTGCTCGAAGCGATCTACTACAAGATATCCTTATCCAGATCACCGGTGATAACACTCACCGGATCACCAAGATGAGTACTGATTTGGATGAATGTATCTTAGACAGCAGCTACATGTTGTCGTAAACTGATGGGCTCCCTTAGGGGAGTCCATTATTTTTTTCATTGAGGCCAAGACTTAATATTACAGTATGTGATTCACTGGATGTACCCGCTTATTTAGGAGGAGTTTAATGTTGTTTTTTGCAGTGGATTCCTGCGCCTTAAAAGGCTGCTTAAGTTGGCGTATGGGGAACAAATGCGCCAAGGATCAGATGGATATCCATACCATGCTGAAGTACTCAGCTAATATCCACGATAGTGAGAACTGCTTAATACGTAAGCAGATGAACGACTACAGATTGACTAATATGCTGGAGAAATAATATGCGGATTGCCGAATCCAAAAAGAAATCCATGAAGACCGAAATTATGCAGGATTTGTACAAATCACTAGCTCAGACGCTTAGTGATAAGAAAGATGCAATAGCTAAAAAAGCGTACGGGCTATTCATGGCTACCTTGTCCGAGCAGCTAGAGGCTGTACCAAAGAACATGCTTAATTACGAAAATAGCTATTCGATAAAAGTTAAGTATAAGCAAGATAAGGACAGCCTAAGCTATGATATTGACGAATCATGGTCTTATTATTTTAGCGATCCTTCGCCGTCTCCGAGCGCGATGAATGGGAATAACTACAGTAATAATTATAGAGGTAAGCTGCCCCCTGAGCTAATGGAAGAGGCGGCTACCTTGTGCAACGCCCTTATAGCTTTGAACGAGGAGCGGAGTGAAATGCAGGATTTCCTTGATGAAACCCTGGAGCGCCACTCAGGCCCCAAGGCTTTGCGTGAGGCATGGCCTGAATCCCTCCACAAGTATCTGCCTGTCATAGCTCCGCGTAAGCCCAGGGTTAAGAAGGCCGATCGCCCTGTAGCCATTGAAGAGCCTGCCATTGCTGTCCCAACAGCACTAAACAACCGCCTTGTCACTAACCTCCTCGAAAGTTAATCAATGTCAATATTCAACGTCAACGCCACAGATCTTCGTGAATGCCTGATCGAGGATCTTAAAGTGGGGCTAACACCCATGGTGGCTTCTAGTCCCGGAGCAGGCAAATCCGATATTATTAATGAGATTGCCGAGGTCTTTAAGCTAAAGGTTATCGACCTCAGGGTATCTCAGTGTGAGCCTGTAGATATGCAGGGCTATCCGGATACCCGAGAGGTTCCCGGTAAATTATCTCGGATGACATTTAACATCCCAGAGTATTTCCCTATTAAGGGTGAAGACGAAGTACCCGAAGGTTACGAGGGCTGGCTCTTATTCCTGGATGAATTTAACTCCGGTAATAAGCAAACCGAAGCAGCTGCTTATAAGCTTGTTTTAGATAAGGCTGTCTATTTACATAAATTACACCCTAAATGCTTAATTATAGCAGCGGGTAATTTAATAACAGATAGGGCTATTGTTAACACCCAAAGTACAGCGACGACGTCTCGCCTAACCCACTACCGTTTAATAGTGGAACCAGAGGTCTGGATTGAGTGGGCTAATAAGAGCGGTATTGATCACCGTATTATCTCTTATATTAAATTTAAGCCTGCAGCTCTGGATATGTTTGATCCGGATACTTCCGAGATGACATTCCGTTGTCCGCGGACTTGGGCCTTCGCTTCGAAGACCATCAAGAACAAAGAGACCATCGATCGCATTACCAAGATCCGGCTAGCCGGAACAATTGGTGAAGCTGGTGCAGTGGAACTGGCGACCTTTACAGAGATCTATCAGGACCTACCTACTATAGAGCAGATCCTGACAGACCCTGAGAAGGGCTGGAAGGTTCCTGGCGATGAGCATCCGGATCGGTTGTTTGCGATAACGACAATGTTATCTCATGCGATGACCCCGCAAAATATCGATACGGTAATTATCGCCATCAATCGGCTACCTATAGATTTCCAGGTGATAACCTTCAAAGATGTATATAAAAAATCCCCTGAACTTAAGGGGCATGCTAGCATCTTGACCTGGATTTCCGAAAACTCATCCGTGATGTTCTAGGAGGGCATTATTATGACAGACCTCAAACCAATGCTGGCAGCTGCAGTAACTAACGAACAGCTGGCAGAGATTCTCGAGACGAAACACCTCATTGCCTCCCCCAAATTAGACGGTATCAGATGCACCATCCAAGATGGTGTAGCCCTATCACGCAGTCTGAAGAAAATCCGTAATCCCTATGTCCAAGAGAAACTGGGACACCAGAAATTTAACGGATTGGATGGGGAACTCATTGTGGGGGATCCCACAGCTCATGATGTGTACCGGGTAACCAATGGCGGCGTCATGCGTGGCCATGGGGAGCCTGAGTTCACGTTCTACGCCTTTGATAACCTCCTGTATCAGGAGAACTATCAGAAGCGCCTGAGCAGCATCGTCGGGGACGGTGACGTCATCGAGCGGCATCAATGTGATGTGGTCCTGACCGTCGAAGACCTAATCGAGGTCGAGGAGAAGTATCTACAGCAGGGCTACGAAGGTGTCATCCTTCGAGATCCTGATGGTGCCTACAAGAATGGCCGATCTACGGTCAAACAAGCAGGCATGATGAAGATGAAGCAATTCATCGATGCTGAAGCTACTGTCATTGGTATGGAAGAGCTAATGCATAACGCCAATGAGTCATTTACTAATGAGCTCGGCCGTACTGCTAGATCTTCCCACCAGGAAGGCAAAGTACCTATGGACTCCATGGGTGCTCTAGTCTGTAAGGATGTGAAGACGGGTGTCGAATTTAATATCGGCACCGGATTCTCAGCCAATGACCGTAAGGTCATCTGGACTAAACGAGCGGAGCATATGGGCCAATTGGTAAAGTACAAGTCTTTCCCGATCGGTGTTAAAGATGCTCCGCGGCATCCTGTCTTCCTGGGGTTCAGAGACCAAGACGACCTATAGGAGTTCCTCGTGCAAATTGATCTCGACGCTAAAATGCTCAAGGCTAAAATTGAGCTAATGACTAAGTCTGCTTTTCTCTCAACAATCTCGTTAAGTATCCGACAAATGATGTCGGAGGAACAGGCTACTGCATGGACCAATGAACGGTGGATAAAATATAATCCCAATTTCATTAAGCCATTGTCGGTAGCTGAGCTAGCAGGTCTTATTGCGCACGAATGTTGGCATATTGCATTTCAGCATCTATCTCGTAGAGGTGACCGTGACCCTAGGGTTTGGAATGCTGCAGGTGATTATGTAATCAACTGGCTGCTTATTAAGGCAGGCTTCCAAATTCCTCATGGTGGACTAATCGATCCGCGGTTCGAAGGCATGTCCACTGACGAAGTCTATAATATTTTGATTGCTGAAGGCTTCGAACCTCCCGGTGGAAATATCTGGGATATCCTGGGTGAGCCCGGTACTGCTGAAGAGCAAGACGCTGTCCGTGACATTCTGGTACGGGCCCAGATGCAGGCACAGACAGCTGGGGAAGCCGGAACTATCCCCGGAGAAGTTACCCGGATAATTGACAAGCTGGTGAACCCCAGACTGCCATGGCCAGTACTGCTTAATAGATTCCTGGATGCTCGTATCCAAGAGGAGTATTCCTGGAACAGGAAGAGCCGTAGGTACAGGCCATTCATGCCTAGCATGCAGAGCTATGGACTAGGCCATCTAACCTGGGCCATTGATACCAGTGGCAGTCAGAACGACGAGGACCTACGTGCAGATCTAAGTGAGATCAAAGGTGTCCGTGATGTTCTAAGACCCGAAAAGATGACTATCATCGATTGTGATGCCGTAATCCATAATGTCTGGGATGTAGATCAGAACACTGACATCATGTCTCTGAAGTTCACCGGTAATGGTGGTACTAAATTCCAACCAGTTCTGGATTACGTCGAAGAACATCCTACCCAAGCTCTGGTGTATTTCACCGATCTGTATGGTGAGCAGAACCTGAAGCCTGTAGACTATCCCGTCCTGTGGATTTGTAATTCCGGACATGCTCCTGCCCCGTTTGGGCAGACGATCTATATCGACTAACAATAATAATAAGGAGCTCGAGAGTGGCGATAACGACAGTAATTTTGATCAAAGAAAACGCTCTGGATCTATCAGCGATCGATAGTTACTATTTAGATCTGCTGGAAAAGGAAGGCATTCCGAAGAGCTCCGTAACGGTGCTACCTCTACTCTACAACACCCCGAAGAAGGTGATAGCTAAGACGGCCAAGGCTTATTTAGATAAGCTACTATCGAAGATCCCAGACACTGTCACTAATCTTATTATTGCCGACAGTCCTTATTTCAAATTCATCTCAAAACTCCAGAAAATAACTTCTGTCTACGGAGCTGTTGTTCCCGGAGGATACGATGGATATGAGAAATTCAATTGCGTCTTTGTTCCAAATTATAAATCCCTGTTCAAGCAACCCGACAACGATAACTTAATTCAGATAGGGCTTAAGGCTATAGCTGGTACAGCATCAAAGGTACGTATCAATTACGCCGGCTATGCATTTAAACATGGTTCAGAACGAGAGCTGCTGGATGCACTGTATGTGCACCCAGAGCTTACGGTAGATGTGGAAACCACCGGGCTGACTCTGGATGATTACATCATCTCTATCGCCTTTGCTTGGAACAAGCATGAGGGTATCGCTATCGACATCTCTATTACAGGGATGCATTACGTCAAGGAATTCCTCGAGTCCTATAAGGGCAAGATGATCTTCCACAACGGCCTATTCGACATCAAGTTGATGGTGAGACGTTGGTGGATGGAGCATGCTAAAGACATGGTCGGAATGATGGAAGGTATCCAGTTTTTCAAGGATACCGACGACACTATGTTGATGGCGTATCTCGCCAAGAATTCCACCACACAGGTGTCATTAGGTCTCAAGGACTTAGCTCTGGATTACGTAGGTAACTACGCTATCGATATCGAGGATGCTTCCAAATACCCCAAGGCAGAGCTGCTGGAGTATAACCTGATTGATGCTCTCGGCACCTTCTATGTTTACGAGAAGTACAGGGAGGAGCTGACCTCTGAGCCCTACCTGCAGATCTTCCAACCGAGTATCTATCCAATCCTGAAGATGATGCTGACGGGGCTGCCTGTGGATTCTAGCAGGGTCAAAGAAGTGCATACGATCCTCTCCGCTAAGGAGAAGGTCCTGAGAGACCAGATTCGTCAGAACACTTGCGTAATAGAGTTCAACGATCAGTTACGTGCCGACACCTGCAAAAAAGCAAACGAGAAACTTAAGGTGCTTGTTAAAACAGTAGCCGATTTCGAGGATGTGGAATTTAATCCAGGTAGTCATGTCCAATTAGCCAATCTGTTATTTAAGATCCATGATCTTCCAGTTCTGGACACCACCAAAACAGGGGCACCCGCCACCGGTGCAGATACCCTAGCAGATTTGTGTAATCATACAAAAGACCAAGATATCCTGGATCTATTAAAGTTCGTTATCGATCTAGCTGATGTAACTAAGATTAATGGCACATTTATCAAGGCATTCCTGCGGGAAGAGGATCTGCTGCATGGCAGCCTTAAGTTGGGCGGTACCCAATCCGGCCGGCTAGCTAGTCATGATCCTAATCTGACCAATATCCCCAGCCATGGCGCTAACGGTAAACTCGTGAAGAGCTGTGTCGTAGCTGAGGATGGGTGGTTATTCGGAGGGGCTGATTTCAACGCTCTAGAGGAGCGGGGAGGAGCTATCCTTACTCAGGATCCCAACCGTATTAAGGTATACACAGATGGCTACGATGGGCACTCTATGAGGACCCATAAGTATTTCTCCGAGAAGATGCCAGATATTGTAGAGGCTTTAGTTAAAGCTGAGACAGCTACTAATTTCTGGATCAACGATGCCGGGGAGTATTGCTGTGATTGATCAAACTAGCCTGTATAGGCATTTCTCGAAAGATGATTCCCTACTTTACATAGGGATATCCCTATCTGCTTTAAATAGATTAGGTCAACACTCCTCTAATTCACATTGGTACACCAAAATTTCTAAGGTGACCATTGAGCATTTTGATACACGAACAGCAGCAATGGCAGCGGAGAGAGAAGCAATTATCTTGGAAAAGCCTGCTCATAATATTCAACATGTTGGAGGCAGTATATTTGAAAAAGAAGCAACTAAATGTATCGAAGTTGCGGAGAAAGTGCTGGGCGCAAGAGATGAATTTATCACTCGCATCGTAAACATTAAACTCATGTATGGCTCTGCAGAATTAGCGAATGAATTACAAATACCCCATAAGGCTCTAAAGGCATTAATTGATACAGGACAATTAGGATACGTAAAAAGTATGGGGGAATATGACAAAGTGGATAGAAGAAAATTCATGATATCTGGTTGGCAAGTTATCGACTATATGGAATCCATATCTACTAGGAGCTCTCATGAAAAAAATAACTAAAGAGGAATATTTGGTAGGTGTCATCAACTCCATCGCCACCAAATACCCCGATCTAAGATATGACTCCAAAGCTCCTACCTTCGCACTGCAATATATGGGCACAGCCTTTACCCTGCATAAGCGAAGTGGCTTCCCAATGCCACAGGCTATTGCTATCGAGAATTCATTCCATGAACTGTATGCAGTTTCGGATGAATTTAACGAGCGTAATAAGCAATTTATGATCGAGCATGGCTATATCGAGTGTGCCTTTGGCCTTAAGCTAAGAACCCCGATAATTGCAAAGTGTGTGATGGGGACGTCCAAGACACCTTACGAAGCTGACCGAGAAGTGCGCAGTGCCAACAACGCAGTAACACAGTCTTGGGGCATGCTGTTAAACCGTGCAATGATCGCCGTAAACCGACGCATCGAAGCTAGTAAATACCGGTTCGATATCTTTCCGGTCAACATGATCCATGATGCAGGATACTTCAAATTTCGTGAGGATCCTAAAGTTATCCAATTTCTGAACAACGTTCTAATCGAAGAGATGCAATGGAACGATCACGATAAAATTAGATCAACAGAGGTCCCAATGATGGCTTCCCTTGAGATAGGGAAATCATGGGACAAACAATTCGAATTACCCAATAACGCTAGTATCGAGGAAATCAACGATGTCATTTCAACTATCTCAGGACCAGAATGATGCCATTAGGGGCATCTGTGATATCTTCTTGGATATCAATCTAGAGAAACATGCTCTGGCTGTCCTAACTGGATCTGCAGGGGTAGGTAAAACTACCGTGGTAGCTGAGATAATCGAGGCACTGCGGGCTAACTCTCCCGGCTTAAATATTGAGTTGTGCGCCAGTACCCATAGGGCTGCTGGGGTACTTCAAAATATTGTTGGAGGAGAAGTATCTACTGGTCACTCCCTGTTCAAGCTACGTCCATCTATTACCAAGTACGGCAAAGAAACTCTGAAGAGCACAGGCCCTTGTCTTATCCCAAATGGATCAGTCGTCATCATTGACGAATCTTCCATGCTTGGGAATATATGGCTAAAGGCTGTGGTGGAAACTATTAAGGATCGACATCTGAAGATCCTGTTTGTGGGAGACCCATATCAGTTGGCACCTCCTAAGGACGTCTGTAGTATCTTCGATGGATCACTGCCTACCTTTACCCTGACCAAGGTACACCGCCAGGATATCGATAATCCTATCCTCAATAAAGCTATTGAGTATCGTGATTTCATCCGCGGTGTTCGAGCTACAGAACCTACCCTGTCAACTGATCTAAATGAACTCGGCCAGGGTATTCAGATGCTGGAGCATGCTGACTTCGTTAGTGGGTTCGTCAAGCGGTATATTAATTACGTGGCCGGCGAAGAGGTGGATGTACCTTTATGCACATTCACTAACGAGTCTGCTATTAACTACAATAGCATGATCCGGAAGGCTGCGTACTTCCTGGGAGATACTATCCTGCCCTTCTACGAAGGAGAGCGATTGGTATCCAATGCTATTGTTAAAAACGGTGACCGTGTTGCTTTAAACAACAACGAATCGGTGACTGTTATTAGCTACTCTACTGCAGACCATAAGGGTATTCCCGGCTACAATGTGAAGGTTCAGGGATCTGCTGATTCCTTCAACCGATCAGGGGTTAAGACAGTATTCTGCCCAGCCACTAAAGCTGCTGCAGACAAGATTTTAGATATCTGGTTGAAGGATGCTAAAAGTACCAAGTCTTCAACGAACTGGATACAGTACTACGAGCTCAAGAATTCTCTGGCAGACCTGCGGCCGCCATTTGCCGGGACAACTCATAAGGCCCAGGGTGGCACCTATCATGCGGTATTTATCGATAGGGTAAATATCAATAAGTGCCATGACCCAATCACTCGGGCCCGGCTAATGTATGTAGCTCTTACTCGAGCTAGCACCAACGCATACGTCAACACTTGATAATTTACACGAATGAGGTTAACTTCAGTCGTGGATTATTAATTGAAAGGTGCTGGCATGACTCCAGAGCAATTACGTGAATACATCTCCTATAATCCTGTACTCGGTACATTCACCTGGGTACAGACCACCTCGTCGAGAGTGCAAATGGGGAACCCTGCAGGCGGAATAAATAGCCGCGATGGGTACCACGAAGTTACACTTCACGGAAAGCATTGGTATGGTCATCGACTAGCTTGGTATCTGACACACGGGGTACTGCCTAGAATGATCGACCATGTAAATCAGGATAGGGGAGATAATCGTATATCCAATTTACGGGAAGTGAGCTATTCCGACAACGCTAAGAATTGTGGCGTCTCCAAAAACAGTACCACCAAGGTCACGGGGGTATACCCCATGCCCAAAAATAGTGGGAAGTGGAGAGCACAGATCACGGTGAATTATAAATCTATTCACCTAGGGGTATTTGACACCCAAGAAGAGGCCATTGCTGCAAGAACAGCAGCTAAAATTGAACACAAATTTCACAGGAATCACAGCTGATGGGCTACGAATACACAAACAAACACAATGTCTCCTTGGCGCTAGCCGTCTTCTTAATGTTTGACGATTACGAATATGACGACAGGCCTAACTCTGTTAGCGCCACAGGCGTTATGCGACCACTAAGGCAGCTTGTACTTACACAGCAAAATAAACAGTTGCTTAAAAATGTGGACATTTCTGATTTGGTAGCATCCAGGATGGGACAAGCCATTCACTCCGGGTGTGAAGAGGCCTGGACTAGCCCAGAGAATGTAGCTAAAGCTCTCCGGGTGCTAGGAGCATCCGAATCCAGCATCGGGCAGGTTAAGATTAACCCTACTGTGGTGGAGCCTGGGGATATCCCTGTTTACGTAGAGCAGCGCACTGAAAAAGCCATTCTGGATTACATTATTTCTGGCAAGTTTGATCTTGTACTTGACGGTACTCTCAATGATTATAAGTCCACATCTGTATGGACTCTGATCTACGACAGTAACGCCGAGAACTATACGATTCAGGGCAGCATCTACAAGTGGCTGAACCCTGATAAGATCACTTCAGATTACATCAATATCAACTACATCTTCACCGACTGGTCAGCTTCTAAAGCTCGTCAGGACCCCAAGCAGTATCCACAGCAACGGGTACTGACCAAGAAGTACCCACTGTGGGAGCCCCACTACACCGAAGAGTGGCTGAAGAATAAATTGGATATGTTCTCTCGTCTGGAAAAAGCTACTCAAGCTGAACTCCCGGAGTGCACCGACGAAGAGCTCTGGGCATCCAAGACCACCCATAAATATTACAAGAACCCAGCTAAGACAGACCGCTCTACCAAGAACTTCGACACCATGGATGAAGCTATTCAACGCAAATCTGCTGATGGTGACGTAGGTAAAATTGTGACCGTACCTGGGGAAGTTAAAGCTTGCCGGTACTGCCCGGTAGTTGGTGTATGTGACCAAGCCGAACTGATGATGGCTGCCGGCCGTCTTGTAATCTAGGGGATCTACATGAAAAGTTACCACCCGTTATCTGAAAAGATAGTCGATATTCTTGTGCGCAAGGTCAATAACGATAACCGTCATTTCTTCCGGATCCTGGTAGGCTATTACTTGTCTAAGGTAGCCTCCATGATGCGGTGCAACATTCAAACAAATGACCGCGATGTAATTCCGGTCAACACATATGTGCTCAATCTGATGATCTCTGGAACTGGCAAAGGCCATTCCACTAATATTTTAGAACGAGAGTTCGTTGGGCCCTTCAAGAAGGAATTCCTGGGTAAGGTATTTCCGCAAAAGGCCGAAGAGCACATCCGTGCTTTAGCTGAAGAAAAAGCTAGAGAGCGAGTCCAAAGCGGTCAAAGTCTGGTGTCCCTCGTTGAGGAAGTTGCTATTCAGCAATCAAAATTTGACTCCCACTTTGACCGTCTTGGTGAGCTCGCATTTAGTTTCGACAGTGCAACAACACCTGCTGTTAAGCAGATGCGTGAGAAGCTCCTATTAGCCTCTGCAGGTTCCATGAACTTGGAACTGGATGAGGTGGGCTCGAACATGTCCGGTAATGCTGAGGTGCTTAATACGTACCTTGAACTCTACGATGTCGGGAACATTAAGCAGAAGCTTATTAAGAACACCGTGGAGAATGTTAGATCAGAGGAGTTACCTGGTAACACTCCTACTAATCTAATGCTATTTGGTACTCCCACCAAACTACTGGATGGTGGTAAGGTCGAAGAGGAATTCAAACAATTCTTGGAGACCGGTTATGCGCGTCGTCTTTTATTCGGTTACACTGTTAGCACTCATCGTACTGTATATAAGTCAGCTAAAGAGCGCTATGCCCATATGGTAGACGCCAGTCTGGCTAAAGATGTGGCTGAGATTCAGTCACTATTTGCCAGCTTTGCCAAACGTCCCTTCAATCCAGTACTGCAGGTCTCAGAGGAGAACTCTATTTATCTGATCGAGTATCAGATGAAATGTGAAGCTCTGGCTGACCAGATGAAGGAGCATCTTGCAGTGCACAAAGCAGAGATGATGCACCGCTATTACAAGGCTCTTAAATTAGCCGGGGCGTACGCTTTTGCGGATAACTCATCGACAGTGAACAAGGAGCACCTGGACTACGCTATCAGCGTGGTTGAGGACTCCGGTGAGGCTTTCCACACACTTATGCGGAAACAGGGCCCCTATGAGCGCCTAGCCCACTACCTGGCAGGCTGTGACAACGAAGTGACCCAACACGAGCTGATCGAGGAACTGCCCTTCTATAAGGGCTCTGAGTCCCAGCGACGGGATCTAATGACATTAGCTATGTCGTACGGTTATAAAAATAACATCATCATTCGGAAACGATCGATGGATGACATTGATTTCTTCTCCGGAGAAACCCTGAGAGAGACCGACCTAGCTAATGTGACGGCCGGTATTAGTCAGGAGATGACCTACAATTACTCCACCCAATTCCCTCCATTTGATCAGCTCTACAAGCTGACTACCGCACCATCGTACCATTACACAGCTCATGGCTTCGTAAACGGGCACCGTAAGGGTGAGAACGCTATAGCAGGGTTCAATCTATTAATCCTGGACTGTGATGGTGACGTCAGTATCAACATGGTTAAGGCACTGCTGGAAGATTATACATTTATGATCTCCACCACTAAACGCCATACCCCTGAGATCAACAGATTCAGGCTGATATTACCTATATCTCATCATCTTAAATTGTCTCCGGAAGAGTATTCCAGGTTCATGGTCAACGTATTCGAATGGCTGCCATTCCCTGTTGACGAATCTGCTAAGGACATAGCTCGTAAGTGGGCTTCCCATCCTGGGACCTACGAATATAACGATGGGTCTATTCTGGATGCCACTCTGTTTATTCCGGAAACTAAACGATCTGATGAGATGAAGGCACAGCTAACAACGGCTGGTGTCAACAACATCGAGCGCTGGTTTCTTACTCACACCTCCCGCGGCAACAGAGCTAACCATCTATATCGTTACGGTATGGTAATGGTTGATGCAGGGTTGCCTTTAGGTGAGATTATTCAGAAACTGGAGACGTTCAATAATAGTTTGGAAGCACCGCTTCCGGATGATCAGTTCAGGAATAGTACGGTTAAATCTATTAGCCGTGAAGTTCAAAAGCGTGGTTAATTTAGTACTGTAACAACTCCCACAAAAGGAGGTCGGTATGCGCCATCATTTGTTGTAGTCACAGCTAATAATTTCGATTCATCAATTTCAGGAACCCCCGGCACCCACTGTCGGGGGTTTTCTGTGCCTCATATTATGGAGATAAACATGAGCAACTTTGCAGCCTTTAAGGCGGCCGTACAACGTCAGTTCGGTCGAATGACCACTGATAATAGCCTCCTGTTTATCGCTGATGTCAGCGGTAGTGACATGTGGGATATGTACCTCGATAGTTTCCCCGCAGGTACTAATGAAATTTACAAGGAACGCCGTGAATTCGACTGCCAGTGCTGCAAGTCATTCATCAAGCGTATGGGCAACGTAGTAGCCATCGACGATAATAACCAGATGATCTCTATCTGGGATGGTGAAGTCGAAGCTCCCTTTGATGTAGTCTCTAAAGCTATGTCCCGCTGGGTCAAATCAGCCCCTGTACGTGATGCTTTCTATTCCTGGGAGCACAAGGTCGGAACTGACGTCAATCACGCCTACAACGAAGATACGGGCGGTACGATGACCTGGGAGCACTTCTATTTGGAAGTACCTCATGCATTTTTCATGGGCAAAGATCTCATCGACTCCAAAAAGGGCCGTATCCGGGATCAGCGTAACGTATTCAAGCGTTCCCTGGATGAGCTAACCTGGAACTCTGCTGAAATAGTTCTGGAACTAATCGATCAGGGCTCTCTGTACCGTGGTGATGAATTCCGGGTAGCTGTTGCAGCTTTCCTGGAGCTATCCCACAAGTACGAAGATGTCCTGGATAGCCAGAAGGACCTCTGGTGCTGGAAACAATCACGATCTAACCCAATGGGTGGGATCCGTAATACGGCTATCGGGACGTTGTTAATCAACATCTCTGAAGGCCTAGAGCTAGATGTTGCCGTAGGTAAGTTTGAGGCAGTGGTAGCACCCACTAATTACAAACGACCTAAGGCCATCTTCACCCAAGCCATGCTCAAGGAAGCTGAAGGCACCATCACTGAGATGGGCTATCTTAGCTCCCTGGGCAGGCGTCATGCTAAGATGGACGACATCACTGTTAATGATGTCCTATTCCTTAATCGGCATGTTGCTAAGACACCAAGCAATGTCTTCGAGGAGATGGCTACGGAAGTAGCTGTTAATCCTAAACAGCTGGATAAAGTCGAAGAAGTTAGCGTAGCTGACTTTATCGAGAAGATCCTGCCCAAGGCAGAATCCATCCAGTTGATGATGGAGAATAAGCACCAGGGTAACCTGGTGACCCTTATTGCACCACAGGATGCTGAAGCCCCTACTATGTTTAAATGGGGTAACAACTTCTCGTGGACCTATGCCGGTGACGTAGCCGACAGCATGAAGCAGCGTGTTAAAGCTGCTGGTGGTAAGGTCGATGGTGTCCTTCGTTTCTCTTTGCAATGGAACGATACTGGAACTAACCAGAGTGACTTTGACGCTCACTGTGTTGAGCCACAGGGCAACCTGATTAGTTACCAAAGTAAGGTTAACCGCCGTACTGGTGGTACTCTCGATGTGGATATTCAAAATCCACGGGGAGAGATTGCCGTCGAAAACATCACATGGGCCGACCTCACTAAGATGGATGAAGGTCCTTACAAGTTCCTGGTCCACAATTACTCCCATCGTGGTGATGCCACAGGCTTTACCGCGGAGATCGAGTATGAAGGTCAGCTCTATTCGTACACTCACGATAAGGAGCTAAAACAGGATGAGAAGGTTGTTGTTGCTGAGATGACTCTTAGCAAGACCGATGGCATCAAGTTTACGAAGTCACTGGATTCGACGTATACCCAGAAGGAACTTTGGGGTATCAAGACCAACAGCTTTGTAGATGTGTCGTCAGTAATGCGTAGTCCCAATTATTGGGATGGAGCTAATGGCTCCGGCAATTCCCATCTCATGTTCTTCCTGAATGGCTGTGTTAACTCCAACAATCCACGGGGTTTCTACAACGAATTCCTGCAGGAACCTCTGCTTGAGCACAAGCGAGTATTCGAAGCTCTCGGATCTAAGATGCGGGTTGAGTACGCCCTGGACCAGATGTCTGGTCTCGGCTTCTCTACCACACAGCGCGGTAGCGTCGTAGCTAAGATCGAGGGTTCCTTTGCCCGCACTATTAAGATCAACTTTTAACAGGAGATACCAATGGCTACTGCCAAACTATTTGAGAAAGCTGTCCGTGCTAAACTCCGGTTTATTACGGAGCGTGGTGTAGTGTCCCTCGAAGATTTGTGGGACTTGCCCTTGTCGGCATTGAACGACCTGGCAAAGAACACTAACCGAGAGGTCAAAGCTTCGGAAGAAGAAGATTTCTTGAAAACTGCTACTGCTAAGGACAAGTCCTTGGCTCTGCAGTTTGAGGTTCTTCTGTACGTCCTGAAGACCAAAGTGGAAGAGCGGGATGCCAAGATTGCTTCCGTCGCCAAAGCTGAGCAGAAGGCCAAGTTGGTCAATGCTCTGGCTCGTAAGCAGGATGCTTCCATGGAAGCTATGTCTGAAGAAGAGATTCAGGCAGCTATCGCTGAACTCTAACAGTTAAAACCTCCTAGCTTAACGCAGAGCACCGATCTTCCAGAACATATCGGGGGTTGCAGGTTAAAGTCCTGCGGGGGTTACCAAATTTGAGGAGGTGGCGGAATGGTTACGCGCCAGATTGCAATTCTGGTTTATGCGAGTTCAAATCTCGCCCTCCTCTCCAATTTTACAGGAGAGCCAAATGGCTAAAGAAAACAAAGGCCAGCTTAACCCACGGTCACAAGGTCGGCGGTATATTACAGAGCTGCTGAACCAGCACACCGAAAAGGTCAATGATCTGTATGTTAAATACCTCAATGGTATGACAGATAAGTTGGTGGCCGAGGAAGTTATACGGGTACACCCGGAGTCAGATTTCGATGGTGACTCCGTAAACGGTATCCGTAGCCGTGCCTGGGGCATGATTTACAAAGAGCCTAAGCCAGTAAAACTGACCAATGCGCTGCGCATTGCAAAGTTGGAAGAAGACAACGTCGAGTTGGCAAATACCAACAAAGAGCTGGCAGAAAATAACAAAAAGATGATGGCTTACATCAAGCAGATCAGCGGAGTCCAGGATAATAGCGACAAAGCTGGTGGCACAGAGTCACCTATGTCTGATAAGATGGCCGGCGCAACTGAAGCAGGTGATGTTGTTACCGCTATCTTTGATGCAACAAAACAAACAACCAAGCCTGAACTGGTCGTAAATACTGCTAATACGGTAGGTGATTAATATTTGTGAGAGGATACCCAGAACACTGTTAAGGGCCCATCGTCCCCCCAGGATGTGGTCCCTGTCCCGCAGTGGCGAGGGAATGAAATATCTTATACAGGGCTAGTCCGTCCATCACACGGCAAATGTTATGGCGGCTCCTGTATAGCAACGGCTTATCACCAAGCATGCTCACTTCAATAGCCTTAATTGGCGCATCCTAATGCAGTTCGATTCTGCTGGGTTGCTGACATTTGGTAAGAAAAAGCAGGTTCAACTCCTGCCAGTTACACAGGCCGGTTAATCTAGTATTCCCGGAGTACAGAGCGGAGGGTTCCGTGAGCATGACACCTCGGAAAGACGGGGAGCTAATTTAATTTAATCAGGAGATACCCATGACTGTTAACGACCATCTGTTGTTAATATCAGGCAAGAGTGCGACTGGTAAATCTGCCAGTCTCAAAGATCTAAAAGAGCAGGATGGTGTCCTATACCTGAACTGCGAAAATGGTAAGAAGCTACCATTCGTCAACAAGTTTAAGCAGTTGACCGTTACTGATACCAGTCAGATCCCTCAGGCGTTCGAGCAGGCCGAGTTAATGCCTGATGCGCATACTATCATCATTGATACGCTGACGTTCCTGATGAACCTGTATGAGTCCACCAAGGTATTGAATTCAGAAAACACAATGAAGGCCTGGGGTAACTACGCCCAGTACTTCCAACTGCTCATGTCCCAGTGTGTAGCTAAATCCACCAAGAATGTGATCTTCCTAGCTCACTCCTCTGACATTTACAATGAGAAGGAGCTAGCTACCGAGACCATGGTTAAGGTCAAAGGTTCTTTGATGAACAACGGTATCGAGAGCTTCTTCACTACTGTCATCTCCTCCAAGAAGATGCCCCTATCTCAGCTAACAGATACGGTGGCTAAATCTCCTCTGTTTACGATTACCGAGGAAGACGAGCTCTTGGGATTCAAATATGTATTCCAAACCCGGCTAACTAAGGAAACCGTTAACGAGCGGATCCGTAGTCCCATGGGAATGTGGCCAATCAATGAAACTTTCATTGATAATAATGCACAGAATGTGCTTGATAGGCTCCACGACTATTACAGCTAACCCTGGTGTCCCCAGAGGTTAGGGCAGTAGTGTAAGCCATGCCTGCGCATCCCATATCTCCCACTGTTTTGCGCGGTACTACTGCCCTATCCCCTGGGGATACTTACTTTTACGGAGACCAAGATGCCCGACGAACTACTCGATGAAAAAGAAACGGCAACCAAAAACCTATTAGCAGATTCTGTTATTTTAGGGATCATCGCCGTGGAAGATGCCATTGGTCGTACTCTTATTCAGTACCCTACTATGACATTACGGGAATTCACTGTTGTGCTGAAACAGCATAAAGAAAAGATCCATAAGCTCTAACGGAACTGGGTACTTTTATGCTACAATACATGTCCGTTTTAACTGATGAAGACACCGGTGCACAGACCTTGATATTCCAGTTTACGGAAGGGGAATTATCTTTTGAATGCCCCACTGGACTTTCTGCAGCAGAGGCTATTGGCGTATTTAAGGCCTTTGTTTCTGTAGCTGAAGATATCATCGAAAACGAAAAGACCATCCACTAACTACCCAGCTATTACCTTCGGTAATGCTAATCCATCCATTCATATAAGGAGACTATATATGTCCACAGAATGGGACCTGCCAACCAATGTCGAAACTACATCCATCGAGCGTGTCGGTGGTGGTTACGCTTGGGAATCTGGTGTCTATGACACCGTGGTTAAGATGGTATATCTTAATCAATCTGCGTCTGAAGCCGTAAGCTTCAATGTCATCCTGGAAAACCAGGCCGGCAAAGAGCTGAAGGAATCTTTCTGGATCAAATCCGGTAAGGCCAAAGGCAACAAGACGTATTACACCAAAGACGGCAAAGATTATCCTTTGCCCGGTTACTCAGTAGCTAACTCATTGTGCGTGGCCGCCACTGGCGAAAGCCTGGCCAAGTGCATGGCAACTGCTGAAAAGAAAACCATCAACATCTACAACCCCGAACTCAAGAAAGAAGCTCCTACAGAGCGTCCTGTATTGATGGGTCTTGCTGGTGTGAAGGTTAAGGTGGCTGTTCATCAGATCACCGAAGACAAAACTGCAAAGAATGAAGCAGGCGACTACGTGGCTACTGGCCAATCTCGCACTGTCAACGAATGCAAGTTCTTCGGCAATGAAGCTGGTAAGACCACTGAGGAAATCCTCAGTGACTCCGACGCCACCATGTTCGATAAGTGGGCCGAAAAGAATACCGGTACCGTTATCGACAAAACCACCAAAGGTACTGCAACAGGCGGAACGTCTGCTGCTGATATCATGGGTGGCGGTACAACCGCACCTGCTGAATCTGCATCACTTTTCGGATAATGCGGGTCTGCGGTATAGATCCAGGTAACAATGGAGCTCTATGTGTTTTGGATACTAATCGTCCAGGGCATGTAGAGCTACTGGATATCGCCAAGTCTACCACATACTTGATGACTCATTGGCTCCATAACCAACAGGTAGATATTGTCTGGAGAGAGGATGTTCATTCCTTATTCGGCATGTCTGCTAAATCTAATTTTGGCTTCGGAAGAAGCGTAGGTATCGTTACCGCGGTATCTGAGATCGTGACCAAAGGTATTGTAGCTAAAACCGTAACCCCTAAGGTATGGCAAAAATACGCCGGGGTAACAGCCAAGGGCAAGGCAATCAAAAAAGAGGTGAGCTTAATAGCCACCACCTTATACCCATTAGCTAATATTTACGGACCGAAAGGAGGCCTACTTGATGGCCGCTCGGACGCACTATTAATAGCCCATTACGGGGTTAACCACTCTTAAGGAGAGTAAGATGAAGATCGAAATTAACATCGATATCGAAGCTATTGTTCGTGAGGAGATCCGCAACTTTGTTCGTGAGAACCTCGTAATCAACAATGTTGTTGGTGCTCGAAATGCTGCCTCAGCCAGTGCAGCTACAGTAGGTACCTCTGATGAAGTATCCGTCACAGTTACACCTGAAGTACAGGCACCATCTGCTACCAAGTCCAAAGGACCTTCTGGTGGCGGTGAGTGGGAGTATGCTGCTAAGATCGGCAAACGTCGTTCCAAGGCAGACATTGCCCTGCACGATAAGGAAGTAGCTCTTGATCGGCTGCTGACTCCGGAAGAAAAAGGGATCGAAGCAGCCCATGTGGAAATCAATGAGCAGACTGAAGTTGATGCCAAGGCAGCTGAGAAAGAGCGTGTACGAATTGACGCTATGGCTCAAGAGGGCCTGGATGCAGCTACAGCTGAAGCAGAGGCAGAAGCGGCAGCAGCAGCTGCTGAAGGACCTGCAGATGATGATAGCGCAGCTGAGGGCGATGCAGAGGCATCAGTCGAAGTTTCAGACGAGACGGAGACTGTAATCCCGGAGGGCGAGCAAATCCCAAAGTCAGAGCCGTTAGATACCCAATCTCTGTTTGACTAATGTGGAAAAACATTAAGTATTTCCTCTACACCCTGATTACTCTCGCCGTAGGTATCCCAGTGTTACTGGGCCTATGGTGGAGCATTCAGGTTGTTGTAGTCATCATCATCGGTGGACTAGTGTTTGTTGTTTACAAAATTTTAGATACTGAGCAAATTAAAAAGTCTTAGTAAACCAATCCCAGACATCTTCGACGTTAGATGGGCCAGCTATTGTAGAGGCTGAATCTAGCAGGTCACCTTGTCCCAACAATGTTGGCATGAGGTTGCCTGTTAGAGGTCCGCTAGCGTTAGCTAAGGTCTCTACATCCAGGCCATACTGCATGCCAGCTGCAACACCAATACCAGTTGGCGATCGCTGCAGCATGTTACGCACTGATCTAATATTACGAAGCTTATAGGTCAGGAATGGTGAGAAGCCCATGGAGTTTAGTACCTCCAGGATCGGGTGCATATTCTCATCAAACAGTACGAACTGATCGATAGCATCATGCAGTGCGTCCTCAAAGGACTGCCCTTTCACATCCACTGCATGGCTAATCATTACATACCTACCCAAGAAATCAGTGATTTGCACGATTTTCTTGTGGGTACGGTAGACCTCACTATCTCTGTGCAAGACGATATTCTTCGCAATAGACGTCAGCTGACTAGGTATTTTGTCAGTATATTGTGTAACCTTATCCTGCTGCATGACACTGTTCATCCGGTTTAAATACCCCTTGGAAGATGACGTATTTACGTCCTCCACCACTAGGGAGTTAAGACCGAATGCGCTGAGCAGGTGAATAGGGTTATTATTCACTTCAGCTGTTACAGCATCATACTCAGATTGCACTTTAGGCTTCTCGAGTACCGAGGCTACTTGCAGCTTTTGATGCAGATCTCTCTGCTTCTCGGTATCTGCCTCATATCTAATATACGCTTGATACCCTTCCCGCATCTTCTTAGCAGTGTATGCTGGGGAAATTCCGCGGATGGTTAGAGCCAGCAGGTTACTGACAAAGTTGTTAATCACCACCATCAATGTGGCCATTACAACACGCTCCATACCGAAGGACATTACCTCTCGGATGCCAGCATATCCCCTCCGAATAAACGTCTTCATCCAACCTAAAGATTCATTCTGCAGGAACTCAAGGTTAGCCGGGTTCAGGGCACTATACCCAAATGTCTTATACACAATATTTTCACGCACCATGAACTTACCGTCCAGGGAGAATTTGTGCATGTACTCTCTGACCTCCCTAGGGAGCTTACGGTACTGCTCATGATACTTGGACTTAGGATCCAGGATATCCACAAACATCTTCTCATTGCCTGGATACACCTTCACCCACTCTTCGCCCAATACGTCTATAGTGGCTTTGTCTGCATCAATAGTGTTCTTCTTATTGATGTAGGAAGACCTCATGTGAGCAAACACATTCTGAAATTCCATATCAGGTTGGAAGATAGCTTCTACGCTATCTGCATTCATGATTACCCGGTAATCAACGATGTTATTCTTGCCATCCCGGATAGGGCTGAGACGTTGCTCTTCGTCTTCAATACCCATCTTCTCCAGATTTGATTCCCTCTTGTGGATCTTGGCAATGTGGGCCCGGATCGCAGATATATCTGGTGTCTTATCGGCTTTCTGGAACTTCTCATTTTTAGCTAAAATATCAGACAATAAGGTACCGCTGTGATGCAGACCAGTTGTCGACAGGATACCCGATACGTGGCGGTTCTCAGGCATCGATCTAGACACATACATCACGTTATGGGCCTGAGGTACTCCAGGGATGTTACCCATCTTGTAAACGTGTGGGTAGCCCTTCCTGGCCATGGCTTTACGTTCCTCTGGAGTATCTACTCCAGTGATCATGTCGGTCAGGTCATCAATACGATCTACAGTGAAACCCTTCTGGGTCTGGATACCGTTACCGTCAAATAGATTATCTAAAGACATAGCTACGAATGCCCTGTGCCTATTCAGCATAAACTCAAAGGCGTTGGTATCCGGATCAGCTTCGAGCTCTCTGGCCATCATATCTTTGACCACTGCATTATCTTCGCTCTTCTGACTAAGCAATGCAGACAGTGTAGCAATGGCATCCATTCTGCGGATGGTATTTGCGTTTAAGGCATCACCAGTAAGATACGTGGCCGCTATTGTGGATACGTTAAAATGCCCTTGTGGACGTTTACGCTTCTTGGTAGCCAAGAAATACCCCAACTCCATGGTGTATTTGAATGCCATAGATGTAGATTTAAGATTAGATGCTTTAGCTAATTTCTTGATCTCTTGCTTAATTAGAGCAGGATTGCCGATCAGCTTAACGATTTGCTGTGGTGTCATGCCTACGTCGTCAGCCAGTAGGCTCTGCAGATCAGTCTTCAATACCACGCGGGTAATAGCTTCACGAGCTTGTTTGCTGATCTCTTCCGAGTTAACAGATTTCCATGCAGCATTCATGGTGCGCACGGAATCTCGCTCCACTTGTTGGAATAGCTTGTTAATATTCACCTTGGCAAACAGCAACCGCTTAATAAGCTTGAGCGTAAGAGCTCCTTTGCCTACTTCATCAGCCAATGCTTTAGTGAGACCGGTGATCTGACTGTACCCAGCAGTCACCATGGCGTCCCTAGCTGCACCTTCACCGAGAGCAGCGACACCAATAGCAGCAGCTGATCGGGAAACCTTACCCAGTGCGTTATTAGGAGAAGCCTTAATAGCTTTGTGCACTGCAGCAGAGATGAACTCTCTGATCATCTTATCAGAGCCACGTACCAGATCTCTTGTCTTGGTCTCTAGCTTACTGGCTTGGGAATCATGCCTAGTCTGGATATCAATGAGAGATACCAAAATAGCTAGCGATTCCTCATGCGCATTCTCTTTGTTCTTACGAAAGATTACTCGAGTAAACGAATCTACTATTAGATCAATCAGGTGGACAAACCGGCCAGCTAAGGTCGTACCGCGGTCAGGCAATACCGTTGTGAAGCTTTGAGTGATCCGGATCATCGCAGGATTAGTAGTGGCATACGCCAAGAATTCTTCAGGGAGATGAGCAGCATCTGGACCAAATACATAATTGTATTGATCCTTAGCTAGCTTGATCTCACTCGGAGTAGCAGTACCTGGGATATGGCTGAGGAAGGCTTTAAATCCTCCCTGCTTATCGACAAGCTTCTTGGTCTGCTTACGCACCTCACGGATCTGGTCACCTATCAGAGGGTTATCCCGAATAGCCTGAACAGTCATGGCATGCAGCAGTTCATGCGCATACACCTCCTGAGGAGAGTATTCGTTACGATTACCAGGCAACTGCCTGCTCAGAGATACCGTCATACGCTTGTTAACGCTATCGTAGGCACCTTGAGTAACCCCATTGATCTGTTCCACCGTCATACGGACAGCACCTATGGAGTCCAATCCTCGGCCCATTGTGTCGATAATACGCTGTAGTGTAGCAGAGTGAGAGTCCATCTCTTGCTGGGTACCGTAATAATGGCGAGAGATGTTCTTAAAGCGAGAGAGCAGAGCAGTGACACTAGCCTTCGTAATATCCTTGGAGAACACCGTCTTCTCATCGCTTTTCTCTTGGTTACCCAGAGAATTATACGCCTCTACCACAGCCTTTATGTCAGCATCGATAGTAGCTTGGGTCTCTCCAAGATCTACCGTTACCTCGTACTTACGTAGCTCAGCTTCCATCTTGGCAATGTTGCCATCATAGGCTGCTCCAACTTTGGCACGATAACCTTCCAAAATAGTGGTGTTATTCGTGGTATCCCCAGTCAGCAGACTAATAATTATTTCTCTTACATTAATCCGATCTTCCGTAGGGAACATCTCTTTGAGGGTCTCGGTCATTCCGCCGATGTACGGGTTATTTATGCTGTCTGCCAAAGCTATATTCACAAAATCACGAGCTGTTTCAGCAGTGTACTGAGCTAATATATTAGCTACTTCGTGAGGAGAATTGTTTCTGAACATCCCAGTAATGTAGTTACGCACGGAATCTGCAAGCCTAGCTACTGCAGGGTGGATCAGGAACATGGCCATCTTGTGAGCAGTACCAGCTGCCTGGATCTCTGCTACAGCAGAGTCCATGGACTTACCAGCTTCAGGGTTAGTCTCGGACATATTAGGAATATACATCTGACTGGGCTCTAGACCCTCTGTAGATTCGATTTCTCTTAGCTCATCCTTCTTCTGAGTGGCTTCATTAGCATGTGAGATAACTACCTGCCGCAGCTCTGCAACATCTTTTTTATCTGTTCCTTCTAAAAACCGGTTAACGTGCGCAGTGTCACGGATCCAGTTTTCTACCTCTGTCATCAAGGCAGTCCCGTTATCCGCATCCAACTGCTCAGTTGCAATAAGGACCTTCTCCATCTGATCTTTCATGATCAGAGACAAGTTCACATCAGGAGAGAGACCTAACCGCTTAAACTCTGCATTATATATTTCAGCAAATTCTGCTAATAGCTCAGGACGACCAAATGCTGCATCGTACAGTGGCAGAAGGTGAGGTACTTTATCTAATGACAGAGCCAGCAAGGCAGCATCCGTATTGATAATACCTCGGATCAGCGCGCTAACTCCAGGTGCACTAAACGTCTGTTGCCGGGCAGTAGCCGTGACATCTCGGGTACCTCCGTCAACGTGATCTTGCACACGAACACTTACGGTATGAGCGTTGCTATCAGACTTATCCGATACCCGTTTACTCATATCAATAAATGAGTCTACGCCTGCGTCAGACAATGGGCCCTTATATTGTGGCAGCCACTTCTTCAGCCCATCCTGAACTAGAGCAACCGTCTCAGATTCAGTAAGGCTAGATCGTTTTTCATCAGCTAGTTTTTTATCCCTAGCTGCAATGAAATGTGCCATGAATACGGCATGCATGATCTCACCGGCTTGAACCACAGCCATCCGGTAATCCTTGGTATCTCCAAGGAGAGCATCCAATCCTCGAGCTAATCTAGGCTCAATGATTTGCTTGATTACATTCTGGAAGATCTCTTCGTTAAACTCATGCCCCTTATGCATGTTGTTCTTGATCTTGTTGCCTACATTGTTGCCCATACCCAGGACATCCAACTGGCGTTCAAACTCTTCAATCTGCTTAGCACCCTCTACTTTGTCAGCAATATAGAGCCTACGCAGTACACCAATCTCTTGGTATAGATGAGAGATAATAGTTTTGGCCACCCCAGTAGCTACGGCAGGATTGCCGGCACCATACTGAGACATGACGAAAGGATACTTAGCTAGATCTCGTGCATCCTGATCAGCTAGGTCAGGGAACAGGTAAGCAAGAGCCTGTGACCGTGCTACGTACGTCTCAGACAGCTTATCCAACCAATCCTGATCTTTGCCCTTCTCTTCTTCATGGTACGTAAGGGCTACGTCCATTCCGGAATAGTGCTGAATTAGTGCACCCAGATCCATATAGGTATCGACAGGGATCTTGTCCCCATCATCCCTATCCTTATTAAGGGCGTGGATACCCCCCTCAAGGTGGGTGGTTTCCTCAGGTGTTTTACCAATATACACCGCAGTCTGGTTAAGGTGCTTCTCCAGAGTTTCCCGATCATTAAATGTAGGGAACTGGAATATGTTGATAGCAAACCCGTTAGCTACACCATCAATCTCCGCAGGGATATCAGACTCGAAGTTCATCTTGGGAGCTTCTGGGGCTACGGGAATAGCTTCACCGGTAGCCTTGGCGGTTTCTACTGCAACAGCATGCTTATCCATCGCCGTCATATGCGCCTTCCAGGCAGCATGGTAAGGAGCGTATATGGATAGGGCATGCAGGCCACCCAGGAGAGAGATATCAGCTCCTGAATATGGGCTATTTTCTTTGGTGTACAGTTTCAGAACTACAGCATTAAATTTCTCCATGTCCACTTTAGACATGTTGGAGTCAGCTGCCCTAAGAAGAGCTATGGCTTCCTGGATATCAGCATCTTCCATGTACTCATTGAAGGTGCTTACGATATTCACCGGTACCCGCTTATCTACTTTGTAGCCTAGGGCGTACATCGCAGCGAACTGGAACAGGTGCAGGTTCTCTTTGGTAAATGTGGTCGTCCCCTGTGGAGCAACGGCCCACCGCGTAAAGTGACTGTTCTGTGGGTTTACACCCAGACCAACCTGCATAATACGATGCTGAGACTGCAGGGCGTATTTGAAGAAGAAGTTCTTCAGTTTGCCTGCCGTGCTAAATTTAAGAACACTATCCAGTGCATCTGTCTTACTGCCATTAGAGGCATTGGCCGAAGTAACATACGCCTTGGTGTCTGTTTTCTCATCTACGGGAACAACCCCCATCAGGAGTTCTACGGTACCCCGGAAATCTTCAGACATTGCAGCTATTAACGGCAACGTAGAGGTTTCACCCCAGACTACATTCTGCAGTTTCTCTAGCACTTCACGCATCTTCTTTGGAACATCACCAAAGGATCTGCGGATGCTGCTAGCCGTAAACTTTGCAGGAGCCTGCAAAGGAGCTGAATTAGAGTCGTTCTCTGCACCATCAGTCAGCACACTAATTGCTGCATTATTTAGTTCAGTGCTTTTCTCGAGCTCCTCTACGGAACCCTGCTCAACAGCGTGAGTAATATGTTTGTATTGCTGTCCGTGAGTAAAGTTCCTGCCATCACCTTCTTCGGATTCAGCAACTTCTTTAGCTTGTTGGGGCGTATACCCAAAATCCCATTTGCCGACGTTAACATTAATGAATGCTACGGTACTGCCAGGAACCTGTGCTTCGTTATTTATGATCTCAAAGGCCATGGATCCCAGGGCAGTACCTAAAGAATCCACGTAAGCAGCAGTGTATTTACTGCTAGCTGAAATACCCAGGGATGCCAGGATGACATTAGCTACAGACTGCACAGCTTGTTTGTGATCTAGGCCGACCCCTTCGAGGGCATTATAGTCAGTTGCAGATAGTGCCCTACGCCGATCGCCGTACAGGAACTCCCCTTTTTCTTGGTCTGAAGATAGCGGATTATCATTAGTATTTTGAGCAATCCAGTTCTGAGCACCCATCATCAAGGCAAACACCACCTGAGGGGGCAGCACGGCTTCCCCTGTGAGCACTGTCTTACCGTCTTCGACTTTGGTAGAGAACTGCTCAAGGAGCCTCAGAGGGGTCTTCAGGGCAGGGGCAAAGCCATTACCTGCTATGTAATCGTCAGAAGTAACCAGATTAGCGTAGGCAGCAGCGTAAGCAGTATACCGGTTAGCGTACAGCTCAGCGCCTTCATCACTTAGCCCGATAGCCCGCAAGGCATCCATCAGTGTCTGAGGACTGTTGAAAGCCTCTGACGGGATGTTAAACAGCCCTACCCGCTTCTTGGTAATTTTTACCAGTTCAGCGAAGGTTTTATTCTTGAGGGTAATACCTGATTTGGTAGAACCCATGATCTGCTGATTAACGAATTCGGATACGAAGCTTACCGTAGCATCCAATACAGGCAAGGTTTCGGTCAGGATGAGTTTCTTAAACTCACCTGCCTTCTTGCCTACCTTAGTACCCGCCTTTTTAATGGGGGTGCTGAAAGTCTCGTTAGCTTGCCCGGTCTCTACCAGCAGCATACCACTGGCTTCGAACACCTGACCTAACAAGGTATTGTCTGTTTTAGCTAGACCTAACAATTTAGAGACACTGGCAACCAACTGAGACCAGATAGAGCCCTTGGGCTTAGCTGCATTAGGTAGATCGATTGCCTTCATATCCATCAGCAGACGCTGAAGATGCTTGTTGGTCAGGCCGTACGTCATTAACTCGTCAGCATGCTTAATTGTAGTGAGCCTATTAAGCATGCTTTTATCATAGTCAGAAACATTATTAGCAGGATCCGCAACATACTCTTTGATGTGCGCAGCAATGGCTTCTAGTTGAGCTACAGCATCTCGTTGAGTTTGACTGTTAGGGGATTTGAATGCACTAACGGCTGCCACATGCAGTAGTTCATGCAGAGTAAGCTCTTCATTTAAGGCACCGGGACTAAGCGTAACTAGCTTAGCAACTACTTCTCCGGTTCCCTCTATAAGATCGTAGTCAACATACCCGTCAAATTCTTCATCTTCTCGCTGTACTCGCACACCTGTGTATTGAACCTTTACAGCACCTACTTTACCAACCAAGGCTTTAGCGAGCTCTACATAGGCGGGGTTAGTAGCTGTATCAATAAGCTGCTGAAGCAAGACATTCGCTGTTGTGCCCTTCTTGATTAGGGCAATTACTTTGTCCGTTAAACTAGCGGAGTCATAGTCCTTCTGGCGTTGGGTTAGCTCGGTAGTGCTGGCAGCAGTAACCGTGCCTTCAGGAGCACTTTCCACCTTCTCTGTGGTGTCTGCACCGACATTGGTATTCTGTGAGCTAAAGTTAATGGAGTCCGCGGACACTTCAGTAGAGCCGGCATTCCTATTAGCAGAATGCATAACCAACTTATCCGTAGGACGGCTGGTAGCCACATAGAGTGCCTGATAGCTATTCTTGGGAGAACCATTGGTCCACCCGCCAATGCTATTCAGGCCATCCTCCATAACATACACATTACGGTACGTAGAGCCTTGGGCCTTCCAGGCAGTGATCGCGTATGCAGGATGCATCTCGATATTAGCTATGCGAGATACAGCGACATTCTGCTCTTTGAACTTGGTGTACTGCTCTGCATTTAGACGTTTTTTAGCCTTAGCGTATTCAGCTGAAATAGCCTCTTGCAACGTCTTTCCATCAGGGAAAGTATCCGTATCAGTTACAGCAGGAATTCGTGTTTTTATTTCCTCGCCGTTAATAAGGTCCCTCATCAGGACCTCTTGATACGGAATAGATACCCCTTCAAATTCCAGGTGCTCCACCTCACCTACTTCAAGGATTTCATATTCACTACTATTCCAGATAGCTGCATCGCCCTCATCCTTGGGCTGCAACTTCACAGTGGAATAGGACATCAACACATCACCTACAGCATGGATGCCGTAGACACGGGTATCGCCAAACAACCGCTCAAAGATATCTCTGTTCAGATTAAAGACAGAGGCACCTTGGTTCCGATTATTCTCATTAAATGCCGTAACGATCCGAGTGCTTAATGGGTTCAGCAAGTAATCTTTAACGAAGGAGGTAGCTACGAATTCAGCGTCTCCGGTAAATATGACACCAGAGTTAGTAGATTCTGAGAAATTAGTCTTCCGGTCACCTTTAGTGATCAGAACCGCTTTCTCTTTGATCTTCTCTTGCAGCGTCTTAACATCATCCAAGACAGCAGTGAACAACCCAGTAAGCCCTAAGATAGGAGACTTACCAATTTGCCGCTGAGGCTTGAGTAACTTGACCCGGTTAGGGTATTCAGCTTCATCGAAGACAGGGCTATTAGAGTTACGGCCGAACAGGGCACTAGCAGCAACCTTGAGAGCTTCTTTAGCTGAACGAATAGGTGCCAGCTGTGCAGAATCACCGAGGAAGAGTACTTTTATACCACGTTCCGCGGCTTTCTCTTTAATCAGCTGGGTCATGTTCTCACCCAGCATCGATGCTTCATCGACAACCAGTAATTTAATGCCCTCTAGCTTATCACCATCCAGATCTTCAATATCCTCTAGACCCTCTTTCCTCTGTTTTTCATCAGTAGGAATGAGACCTAAAGCAGTCCAGATAGTACTGGCTTCCTCGCCGGTAGCCTTAGCTAGGATAGCTTTAGCTTTATTAGTGGTGGCTGTGTACAGAATTTGTTTCTTGGTCAAGCCAGAGTTTTCGATGATCTTGCTAACAACAGTGGTTTTACCAGTGCCACCACGACCTTCAAGAACAAATTCCCTAATAGCTGATCCGGTATCTTTCAGCCAATCACCAATCTTGTCGATCGCTACCCGCTGTTCAGCGTTAGCGTATCCACCAGGAACCACCTCATATTTAGGCTCTTTGATGACTGTGTCATCTTCAGCTACCGTATCTTCTTCTGTCTCCGATACCTCCCCAGCAGGGACGTCCTCTGTTTCGGCTGCCTCAACATCTGGAGACTCTTCTGTGTTGTCCGGAGTTCCGTCCTGGTCCGCAGCATCATCTCCCGCATCAATATTAGCCGGTGGAGCGTCTGGGGGAGGTGGGTTCTGCTCAGATACCCCTTCTTGTTCAGAAGATGTATCGCCAGCTGTGCTGCTAGCTGTATCAGGTGCAGCCTCAGCTGAGACGGTTTCCGTGCCTTCAAGATCGTTAATTGCATCTACGTCCTCTTCGGTAATATCTTCAGCTGTTCTGTTTTCTTCCTGTGCGTTTAATTCCTCTACGGCAGCAGCTAATGCCACTGCTTCTCGCGTAGCAGCAGCAGCAGTCTGAGCGAAGGTGGTGTCCTTGTGGCCCATGGCCAGCTTGAACATAGCTTCACCGTAATCAGCTTCCTTGCTGACGGTACCAATGAACTCACCAGAGTTCTGGTGGATCTCGTATACATATTCTTTATTGTCTCGAGCTATTTTGAATGACTCTGCGGTCATCTCAGTATCTTGGGTGTACTCCATTACCCGGTTACCGCCAGCAGCGACATTACCTCTTACGTATACCGGTTTCCCTGTCTTAGCTTCCTTCTTGGCAGCAGCCACAAAAGCATTATGCTTACGACGAATATTACCAGAGTGCACAGACATACGCTGAAGAGAAGTCTTCATGGCCAGTACTGCAGGAGCATTACCTGGATCAGCTAGTAGTGTCTTTGCCGCGGTATTGATCTCGTCGAAATACGTGTTGAAACCTTTCCAACGGGTAGAGGTACCATCGATGCTCTCTTGGTGTACGTCTTCAGAGCTCTTACCGGCTTTAGTTAATACAGCCTTCTCTATTTCAGTTAGCTCTTTACCCAGTTTCTGGGTAATTTTCAGGTTCTCTACCTGGGCTTTATCTGCTTTGGTCTTGGCTTCTTTATCAGCTTTTTCAATAACAGCAGGAGCTACATCCTCCCCAGATATGACATTACGGAAAGTACCATCTTCTTTTTCCGCAGCAGCCGCTTCCTGTTCCTCAGCCTCTTTAGTAGCTACAGCAAGTGTAGCCAGGAATTCAGTTTTCTTAGCTTCTTTACGGGCAATTTGTGCCTCTGTCAAAGCTCTCTTACCTACCCGTTGTAGAGTAGCTAAAGACTCTTTAAGAGTCTCCGGATTGTCAGTTATGGTGTCGAGGGCAGCATCTAATTCAGTATCGGTAATCTCCGATACGGCCAGTGCTTCCTCAGCCGCAGTCTTAGCAGCTTCAGCTGCTTTAGTCTCCGCTACCTCGGGGCGTACCCGTTCAGGCAAAGCGTCATATTCTGCTTGTACAGCTGCACGGTCCTCTGCGGTGAACTCTGGATTCTCAGCAGTTAGCTGCTCCAGTAGATCAGCACGTTCAGCCAGAATAACCTCTTTATTGGGGTGATTAGGCGTATCTTTGAGGATTTGCTCGATCACATCAACACGTTCATTAATGGCATCACCCGCAGGTGTACCTTGAACAGTTTCTGATTGAGCTAATTGCTCACGCAATCCTGCAGCTCTGGATTTAGCAGTAGCTGCTTTAATAGGAGTTACGACAGCTGCTTTGGTTACTCCAATAGTTGCTCGTGCAGCCACCATGGCGCTTACACCACCAGGAGTACCTAGAGCTTCTGCCAAGGCATCATGAGCAATTGCACCGGTATCTGTGATCTTACCAGCTTGAGCTAGCTGTTCGGCCGTAGCAGTAATACCACCAGATACACCCTCACCAACCAGCGCTAGTGTTGGGCGCACTATGGTTAGATTAGCTATAGAAGCTGGTAGAGATTTATTTACAGCTCTAACTGTTTTCTGTACCCAATTAAGGCGAGCTATTGGGATGGCTTTAAGTGCAGCCATATCACCAAATTTCTCAGCCACTGTGGCTACAGCAGACCATGCTTTAATTCGGCCAAGTTCTTTAGCTGAAGGCTCTCTGTTATTAGTAGTCCTGAATTCCTCTATAGCTTGGTTACCTTTACCAACAGCAAGTGACGTCAGAATAGCTGACTGCGCAATTGGACCACCAACAGTGAAGGCAATCATGTAGGGAACGCTGTCTATACCAGATTCCAAGAATGTACCTAGATCGTTAGTGACAGCGTTCCATGCTGCAGCCCAATTACCGTCGTTCTTAGCGATAACTTCAAATGCCTTTTGTGCTGTTAATTGATCAGCACGGTTAACAGGGACATGTTTCTTTACACCCTTACCGAAGGCTTCAATGGCATCAAATTGAGCTTTATTTGTTGTAGCTTGTTTGTCGAGCTCAGCAATTCTTTTATGTTTGCTGGTAGCCCGGAAAGTATCATCAGACTCCGTACGTTCAACGTCTTGACCTAAAGTACGATAAGTCTCCAACTCCTGAGGAGTAACCACTTCATCCAGGCGGTTAAACCGCTTGGCACGTTGGTTGTGGAGATCTACTTCATTATTGAGAGTAGTGTTACCTGTGAAGGCAGAAGCGCCCTGAACTCCCAGGTCTACGGCCGTACTGGCTATGCCATGTACCCGGTTGCCTGCATTGCCAATAGGAGCAAAGTCCTCGATAGCCTGATTCTCTTGGGCATCCCGGATGGCGTATGTTTTAGCTGTTAGTTCATCAAGTCCGCGGACTACGTTACCTGCAGTATTCTTGACCGAATAGGTACCGTCTTGGTGCTTGGTTACATTACCTTGCCGATTTACAACAGGAGAAGCAGGTTCATCTGTGTAGATGTTTTGATTATTAATTCCTTGGATTACATCATTTACGGAATCATCAGCAGCTAGTTCCATATGCATACCCACTAAGCTCCCTTGCTTAGCAGACTGTATTGCTGATTTTGCAGAACGTACTCGTTGGGCTATCGATTGTTTAGCGGCAGAGACAGGACCAGCCATGGTTATAATATCCCATTGGTATTAAGGGTTCAGTAGTTTTTGCAGTGCCGTGTTAGACAATACTTTATTTTGCATTGCCGCTGGAAGTTGGTCCATAAGAGCTTGTAATAGTACGTCTTTACTAAGACCGGAAACATCTCCCTTATGTAGACCACCAGAGTCCCCATACCCAGGAAGATACAAATCATTTCGATCTATGGTATCGCTGTCTCCAATGGTGTTATTCAGGACCTTTACTACGGCTACACTAATTGCAGTGGAGGAGATACCCGCTTTGCTTAACAAATTCTGTGCTTTAGCCATTACGTTTTTAATGACCCTACGTGTTTTAGCACCATCAACAGTGGCTTCACCTGTAGAGGTAAAGCGTTGATTCAATGAGTCTGCAAGCTCTCCGTAGGAGCCTGTACGTAGTTTGCTGGCAAAGCCCAGTTCGACTTTGGTAGCACCAAGGTTAGCTTCAACAGCTGCTTCATTTAGATCCTTTACCTGCTTATCTTTGGCGTCTACCTGGGCAAGGAAAGAGCTAACATTTGGATCAGATTTAATATGTTGTTTAGCTATCTGGGCAAGATGGCGTTCTGATAGCCCCTTGTTCTCGGGTTTACCACGAAGACCAGATACAATCTTGGATTCTAACGTAGCACGTAAATTCTTAGGAGCAGCCAAGATAGCTGCAGACATTCTACCAGTAGTATAGGCAGCCAGTACACCTTGAGTTACTACACCTCCAAGGGCATTTCGTGCACTAGAAAATGTCTGGATCTGAGCCCCTCCCGGAACTGTCGCAAGTATTGCTGCACCCGTCTGGGAGCTAAGAGAATCTTTAGTAGCCCGAGCAATTCGGGCAGTCATATCTGCAGACAGCTCTCTGGTACTCTGCATTTCTTCCAGTTTACCCAAGGCAGCATTACGCTCGGCCGTAGTCTTACCAGGATCCGCAAGGGTATCCAGGAGAGGCTGAGCCTTGGTGTCATTGGTAAAGACTGTTTTTTGTTTAGCTAAATCACGAAGACTTTTTGCACGGGTTTCTTCCGTAAGGGTAGCGTCATCCCGAATACGTTTTTGCTCTTGGTTAAAAGCAATACGGGCCCGAAAGTCTTTAGCAGCATTTATTTGAGATGTAATCTCATCACGTTCGTTCTTGTCTCTGGCAAATTCCAGAGAATCTTCCAGTTGCCGTAACCGCTTGGGATCTGCTTTTTCGTTAAATTCAATTTCTTGTTTGGTCTTTTTACGAGCAAGTTCAGCAGTATTCCGCTGGGATTCTGCTGTTAACCGTTGGGATGCAGAGGTTAGCAGGTCATCTGCTTTACCAGCTTCATCACTTTCAAAGGATGCTTGATCACGCACTTCTTGACGATCTAACCGAAGGTTCTGGTCGACAGCACGTTGTTCATCAGCTACCCGGAAATCCTGATTCTGTAGATCTGTGACAGCAGAGGTAACTGCACTATCATCCATGAAGGCTCGTGTAGCTTCATCAGCTTGCTGAACTGCATTCTTGCGGTCAGCATCTGTAGGCAAAGACTGCAAATAGGATACAAACTCTGCAGTATCCCGTTTGGTCTTCTCATCGCTGAAGTCCTGTACTTCATCACCAAGCCCACTAATAGCGTCTCCAAGACCTTTGCCCGCATCACTGAAGGCCCTGAGAGATGCACCATGATTAGGACCAGACACATTTCTCCAGGTAATAGGCGTTGCCATCAATCTTCTCCTAAATTAACCGCCAACGAGCTGAAGGTGGCTGATATCTGTATTGGCTTGAGTACCTTGAATGTACCGTTGACGTGCACGAATTTGGTTATTAATGGTGGTTTCCTGGTTAGCCAGGTTGGCATCAGCAATTCTGCTCTCTTGAGCAAAGGCTTTCTTGGCAAGACCTAAGGACTTAATAGATGCCCAACCTTGAGCTAATCGACCAAGTCCACCGAGGACACTACCTGCAGCGCCAAGGGTACCTTGGTTAAATCCGAATCCTTGTTTCTGACTATTAAAGTCAGGAATATTTGCTTTATTCAATCGAACCCGATCAGCAATTACTCTATTTTGCTCGCTTAGATCATTAGCTTGGGCAGTAACACCAAGCGGGACTTGAAGTCCCTGTATAGATCCATACCCACCTTGCCCAAAGTTATTAACGTCCTCATCAATATCTTCAAACTGACCGGTCTGAGCATTATACTTACGTACCATTACAATCTCCTGGGTTCATTGTTATCCGCACCCTAGCTGGGTTTGGAGTAAATGTCTATTTCTAAGCCATATCAGTATTAAACAAAGTGTCTCTTATTCCATCGATATTGTAGATTTCGAACTGTAATGGGACAGATTCAACCGATTGAGAAATAAGAGCTGGTGGCGACATAGGGTTATCTATTGCCGCAGTAACATAAGTACTAAGTAGATTAATCGGGGTAAATCCGTCATGATCTAACATTAAACCCCTACGTATTTTATCGAGATAATATTGGCGGGTATCCGTTATTTCCCTGAATTGTTCCTCAGCTGCTGAAAGATCTTCGTATTCTCCTTCTACGTAGATCTCTGCCACACGGCTGATATACGTTGTGGATGTCCCAAACATCTTAGCTACATCGAAGAAGTCGATGGAGTTAAAGCTCATGGTATCGAAATTGAAGGATCCCATTGTAACACTAGCTACAATACTCAGAGCTACAGCCAATTCAGGTTCATCTTTAGCAACCATGGTGATGGCTGCCTTAATGATCTGATTCTGAATAAATCCAATAGCAAAGCTAAGTAGAGTGGGTGCCCAGGCTATTGTACTAACCCCTGCGATACCCGCAGTCACGGTAGCTGTAGATACGATACCGGTTACAGGGGCAGATATTGATAAAACCCCTCCAGTAAGAAACTGACCTGTACCTGTTATGGTCACGAGGCCTGACTCAGCTATGGTGACAGGGACTGCTGTCACAGCTCCACCACCAGAGGCGAGCCCAGTACCTACTGCAGAGCCACCAGCAGCCCCTCCAGCTGCTCCTCCACCTGCGGCAGCCGTACCCTGAAAAGCAGCAGATAGATAAGGAGCTACGTAAAACGCTACAACAATTAGGATAATGATGAAAACAATCATCAATAAACTACCAAATCCACTAGTCTCAATAATCTCAAAATGAGCTATATAGATAGATGCATGTGTGCCGGCCAGGAATAACTGGGTCATCTCCCGGTTAGATAGTTCATCTACGAAATTGTAAATAAACGGTACCATTAAGTCATCTGGCGCACCCAGGTTAAATTTGACCATCCGGAAGTTACCGGTGTCCCCGTCAACTACCTTCAGGGCCCCGATAGGACCAGCTACGGTGTAGGCGTCTAATCCAGATACATCACAGTAATAATAGGTGATACTTTGGCCTGAGGTGGTCTCTTCAGAGGCCCCTGGGACAATCTGTAATGTTCCACTTGCATTCTCGTATACCAGATCAGGGGTTAGGTATAACAGGGAGCTAACAGAGCCATCCGGATCATTTAATGTCAGGGTATAGCGCATGCGCGCTGTTACCTGCATCCAGTTGGTGGCTTCACCAGTTGTTGTACCGGGGTTCACTACACCACTACCAGCTAAGAACAATGCCACCTCAGCAAGGGTGTCGGCTTTGTACCCTACGTTATAGGTGCCCTTACCTGAGGATACGTAGTAAGGGGATACCAGATCTCCTCCGGAGAACCTGGACATATCTGAGTAATAGATACCGTTCTCAACACTGCCACTATCTGCATCAATCTCAGTTACCGTAAAATGCTCATAGGTAACATAGTTGAACTGGAACAGGAATTTATAGTCATCTGTGGTCACTATTACGTTGTTGACTGGCTTATCATCAGATGCTGGTGCAGCGTCATAAAGACCCTTGGTAACGCCCTGTGCAGGGTACAGATTCAGGAATATCTTAAATAGATACCCCATACCTGCTTGGGACGTATCCCACATACGCACACCGAAATTGATGTAGATATGGTCTAAATCACCCGGATCTACATCAGGATCATCCAATATGGAGTCTAAAACGGCTTCTGCATCCAAACTAACTAATTTACAGAGATCCTCAATCTGCTGCTGTTTAGCAGCTGGGAAGGTCGTGTAGTTATCGTTGCTTATCCGTAATGGAATAGCAGGCATGCACTGCAATACAGTGGCGTCAATGTTAATAGGATTCTCTGGATCATCTAGATCCGGGTACGTTCCTGTGCCTACCTGATAAACAAATATGTACTGCCGGGCTGGCGCACTATTGGCATAATAATAAGAAATGTAGTGCATGCCTGTAGGCCTACTAGGCACGGTGTAGGGCAGCACCACTTCCACCCCGGCATCATTATAGACTGTAATGGTGTAGGTATCTGGGCCTTCGTTGTAGACTGTAGCACCAAAATCTACATGGAAACGGGTATCCGCCAACATAGCATCAGAAGTAGCTACTTCATCGGTGATAGTTATCTGGTGATTCTTAACGGTCACATCCGTGGTAGTTCCGGCAGAGGTGGATTCACTAATCGATCCCAGATCGGTTGTCAGCTCGTCAAACGAGGTTACCTCGTTGCTCACTTCAATCAGCATATTATACAGGACAGTGCTGGAAGTAGATCCTGGAGATGTAGAGGTAGAGGGGAAAGCCCCACTGCCTATTACGTTTGCACCCACATCATAATCGGTATTATCTTGAAGCCACTTCCGGATCCAGGAATTGGTATCTAAGGCTCCTACATACGACTGCTCAGGGGTACAAGCTTCACCCTGTTCTATAGCAAGAGCAGCTGCCAGCTCCACATATTCCACATATGTGATAGCAGACTCAAGATCAGGAAAACCTTCAAAATAGTCTCCATCTTCAATAAAATTGGTAAATTTACGCAGATTTCCCTTAATACTACGGAAAGCACTAGCGTAAATTAGATCTGCAGCAATATCCGAATTAGTGAGAATAGCCGCAGCTACCACATTACCTAACTGGTTATGACTATCAGGCTCATCAAATAACTTGATGTTATGTACTTCATAATACTCAACAGTCTGCTCTGTATCGAAACCCAATAGAGACATAATCGCAGAAAGAACTATCTCAACAATCTGAATAATAATTTCGACGATTACAGTGATGATCTCAATTATGACTTCAAATACAGCCGAAATAATGTTGGCAATGAAGCTCATTAGTTAACGCCCTGTTAGGTAGGCTCGGCGTTAGCAATCTGAGTATTAATATTGCCGGTACCAGTTTCGTTGATCGCTGTAACACCCGTAGATGCCACACCCGCAGTAGAGACGTTAATGCTCCATGCGTCCAGGATAGTCTTAAGGTACTTCTGATCAGCATTCCACTGGAAACCCTTAGCTTGCTCAGTGTACAGGACACCTTGAGCTCCCATGATACTACCAACTGCAGGAGCAGTCTTGGAAGTTTGCTGGGTCTGGGCGTACTCAGTAATCTCTTTCTGAGCTAGTAGGGTGACTTCTGCATTGGTCCGTAGCACCTCTGCATTAGTCTTCTCTGTACCAAGAACAAATGCAGCAGCTTGCTGCATAGCTACCTGGATGGCTCCCAGATACACGGTGGCGTAATCTGTACCGGTAATACGGCCAAGATTGAATTGAGCATCCAGGTGAGCTGTAGCAGCTTCCATTAGATCATCAAATACACCATCGCCGGTAACTACGTTAGCGGCACTGGTAGCAATATTGGTTGTTAGATTAGCTACGGTAATCGTCATGATTAAGCGTCTCCACGAGCTTTCTGGGCTGTGCCAATGGCGGCGATTTCTTCAGCGGATAAATCGTCCAGGCGTTGGACGTTAAACTTCTTAGTCAAATAAGCCTGAAGAGTCTTCTCACCATTAGGCAGAGTGATCGGCCGGAACTTCTGCATCTGGGCAGAGTCGATCTGATCGAGGATGATCTGTGGGATGTGCCAACCTTCGTCGTTATTGAAGGGCACGAATTTCTTAATCATACGGCCGTTGTTAACCGCGGAACTACCAACGGTAAAGATAAGGCCTGGATAGGTAGCCATCAATGGATCATTGGGGCTGACGATGACACGAACAAGGGCCATGGCACGTTGTTCTTTGGTCATCTTGCTGCCCTTAGGCAGCTTGGTCACTGACTTAGACAGTTCAGGGTCAACAGTTGGTTTAGCAGCTGTATGAGCCCGCTCATTGGACTCTTCAGGCTTGGAAGCAGCTGCCTTGTAAGTACCAGCACGAACATCTTCCAGAGTAGAGCGCAGCTTGTCAGTCCCCGTTTTATGATGAAGGACCACTTCGTTAGCTTTTAGCTCTTCCCGGATTTCCTCATCAGTCATTTCGGAGATTTCCATCGTGTCGTATTCCTTAGTTAATTATTAAAAGTAGCCCCCAGGAGTTTCCTCCCAGGGGCCGGTTTTATTAGACAGCTACGAGAGCAGTCCAGATAATACCAAGACGTTCAGGGCGCAGAGCCATAAAGCCGTAGTACCATTTGATCGAATAGAACCCGATCTCGCCGTAAGGATCATCGCGGTTAGCGATCTCTTTACCAGGCTTCTTGTGGTTGACCACAAACTTGACGGACTTACCGTCAGTCTGGAAGCCAATGGTAGTAAAGGCACCATCACCAACGACCAGCATTGGGTAGATGTCCGCACCGTTTTGACCGTTACCGGCTGTATCAGCAGCAGAAGCACCACCACCTTCGTCGTACTGCATCTCAGGAACAACCACGATACGGAACTGGTCAATTGAACCAATTTCGCCATTCATGATGTTGCCGGCATCAGCATACTTCTCAACAGAGACGAATGCAGGTGCACTATGCAGGTCAACCATTGCCCGCAGAGCTGGGATCAGCTCTGAACCAACGTACATGACACGGCCACCATTAATGGTCTTCGTATCAATCATACGGCTACCGGCGATGATCTTCGTCTGCTTTGGAGTCTTGTTGTTGTCCAGAGCAATCGAGAGGTTCATCAGATCGGTATATGTAACAACTTCGTCAACGGTCAGCTTAGTCGTGCCGCCCATGTAATAAGCTGTACCGTTAGCTGTGGCATTGGTGATCAGATCTGCCTGAAGCTCGGCTTCAGTCAGTTCGTTGGCACCAACCAGGGCTTCCGTGGTGATATGGGACAGCAGCTCGGCGTCCGAATCAAAGTCCATGGATTCCTGAGTGTATTCCGTGAAGAAACCACGCTTATACAAGTCACCTTCGACTTGCAGACGGGTGAAACCAACACGGTTAACACGCCCACCGTTCTCAGTCAGAGCCGGGATCTTGGAAGTAATAGTACCGGTATCTTTGGAAGAGCCATACAAGAACTGACCATTCTCAGCGACTTCACCACCAACACCAGCGGCTGTTACTGCAGCGCCTTCGTTAGCTTCTGTGGAGCTTTGCAGCACACCAGAAGAGTTCCAGGCTGACCAAGTACCAGCAGTCAGAGCTGTACCAGCGGCATCAATGCCCTGGTCATTTACGTTGCGATCGTCGAGCAAGGGGACATATACGTCCTGCTTGATCTTTTTACCCATATGCTTAGGCATGGCGCGAACGTCAGCCAAAGGCATAAAGTATTGCTGATCACGAACAGCAATGATGGCTTTTTTGTAGTAATAATCAGTACGGGCCTGTGCACCAATCTTGGACGGGGTTCCACCCGCAGGGTCGTTATAGAGCTGTACCATTGGTAAAGTTCCTCAATGAGAGTTTACCAGCTAGGTTGTCCCATACTTCTTCATGAATTCGTCATCAGAGAGTCCCAAGAAATCTTCGGAGTTCCCTTTGTCTTTTCCAGAAGGAGCATGTTTAGCTGGCGCTGCTGCATTACGCTTATTCTTACGCTCTGCATCAGCTTTGGATTTATCGTCATTCTCTTGAGATACGTTTGCAGCTTTAGGGCTATCTGTCACAGGTTCGAGAATACCATCTTTTTGAAGCTGATCAGCGATTTGCTTGTAGGCGTCAACATCGGAAATGCCATCTAGTCTACCTAGGGCCTTCTCCTGTTGCATCACTGAATTAACCTTATCGTACACACCATTTTCCATGTGCGCGTTGATAACGCTAATAATGGTCGGGTTATCAGAAACAGTAGCTTTGCTACCTTCATCCCATTCCTTAGTCAAAACGTCGATAGTTTTGCTAAAAGAAGGAGACTCTTTAATCCCGTCCAGCACTTGATCTAGATCGTATTCTTTATCTGAAACAGAGTAATCCGTAGGCTTGTAGTCATCCGTGGATGCATCCGTATCAACATCAAGAGGGTCTATCCCACTTTCTTTGATCAGCTTAGCTACTGCTACAGGATCCTTCTTCGACAGATCAATGAGGTTGTGCAACTTGGCCTCGTCGAGGAGACCGTTGTTTTCCAACATCTTGATTACCTTCAGATTAGGCTTCATTTGAGCCATCTTCTTCTGGTAGTTAGCGCCCATCTGCATCAGACGGACGATATCCTGAGGATCGGAAACCTGCATATCAGAGCCATTGGCTTTGAAAGGTTTAGTGACCTCTTTATATGCACTTTCGTAATTAAACTCGGTGGTATCCTGGGTATCCCCATTCGTTTCCGTTGAGTCTTCATCACCAGTATCAGGAGATTCTGATTCATCACCCTCTGAGGAAGTTTCGAGCTCTTGTTGGGTATCCCCGTCAAGTTGGCCTACTTCTTCTTCGTCAGCTGTTTCTTCAGTGTGCTCTTGTGCTTCACTATTTTCTTCCTCTGTTTGACCAGAGGTCTCTTCTGCTGAGGTTTGACCCTCAGCAAGCTCTTCTGACGCCTCACCTTCAGCTTCGACCACTGGGTCGTCGGCCATGAAGGCAGATTCGTCTTGATTCATAAAGTCCTCATCGGACATTGTGAGTGCGCTTGCTGTATTTTCTCCAGCCATTATGCAGCTACCTCATCAACATCCGTAATATCTTCAGCCAGGATATCCTGGCGGGTTTGCTCATGTTCGCCAATGGCTTCATCCATTTCGGCACCACGACGCATAACCATATCAAAGTACTGAGCCAAGGCACCAACACCGGTAATCATGTTGTCGATCATTTTCTGGCTATCGTCACCCAGGTTAGGGTTACTCTTTGCCATGACCAGTCGAGCGGCTTCTTCCTGGAAGTAGCCTTTTTCAATGACATCCTTAAATGCCTTGGTGTTGGACAGCTTAACATAGCTATCACGCAAAGAGCGCATGCTCTTGGCTACATCAATTTGAATTTCGACTTGTTCGAGATCGTTCATAAAACACCTGTTTTTGAGCTAAATGGGCCAGAATCAGTTAGATTGTGATCCATTAATAGCGTCAAAGGCCTTATTGTCAAGATTACTTAATCGATCATGCTCTTTACCTTCCATGGTTTGAGCATGCTTAATTTCATTAGCTTCCGTCTCTCGAGCGTTAGCTACACCAGATTCACGTTCTACAAAGTCCAGATCCTTGCCATCTGAATCACTATCCATGTTGCGGGCCTTGGCCTGCTCAGTGGCTGTCTTAGCGGTCTTCAGCTGGACATCTACTGCATTCTCTTGGCCTTTAGCAGTCTCGTTGGCTACTTGTGCCTCGAGCAGTGCAATCTCCAACATAGCCTTTTTCTGAGCTAATGGATCCGGCTCTGGCTTAAATTCAATGATCTTTTTACCTAGGGCAGGCATTTTACGTAATTTAGCAATATCAGCTAAAACGATCTGACTCATCTCCATTGGCATCGTATTGCCCATGGTTTGGAGCATAAATGCCAATTCACTGGCCTTTTGCTCATCAGCCTCTGCAGTAGAGATATCCAGCTTAATGTCGTATTTACCACCAAGATCATTACGATCGATGCTAACCAACTCTTCGTTGGTTATCCGGATGACTTCTTGGTCATCCAGGAATTCAGCATTCATCGAGATAATCTTACGGCCGATCTTATTCATGCCGTTGGAGAGCCTGCGCAGGATACCAAGCTCACGCTTGGATGTAGCATCAAGGGCTGACCTAATACCAGTGGCCGTAGTTCCCAGTGCCTGGCCTGAAATGCCCTGTGTGAACGCCTTAACCCCTGTCAGGGCCTCAGCGTCGTTATTCTGCATATTGAGTACTTCTAGCGCAGATCTAGGGATTTCTGGATAAACATCCATGTGAAACGCTTGTTTAGGGTCCACATTGGCATTAAATTTGTAATCTTCGCCGCGTGAGAACTTACGTGCGTTGGTGACGTCGAGAGCGTCCTTACGAATACCTTGCTGGCCATTAGCGCTACGGCCAATGATATCAATAATACCACGAGTAACAGCACCAACAATCTTTTGGTTATCTTCGATAAGCTGGGCATCGGGTTCACCATACAGGTTCTTACGACGAGGAAGGTACTGAACTAAAACAAAGGGCAGCTTCTTATCAGGAAAGGGATTCAGCTCCATCCGGATAATTGTGCTACCGACCCAGGTAACCACAATAGGCTGGACTTCGTTAGTGCCTTCGATATCCCAGAAGCCCCAGTATTCACGGGCTACTATGCGCTTACGGGCGTCATCCTTAAACGTGAAGTTCTCATCACCAGTTATTACGTGATCAGGCTCGTTGAGTACGGTAGTGCCCTCAAGGTTAATATTATCGAGATTCTTATATCGCCCATCCTTCTTCAGCTCTGCCATAGAGGTGTCGAAGCTATAGATAGCGAAGGTAGCCTTATCCACATCACCGTTACAGGTGGGATCCAGAACTATGTTCTGGTAGGCACAAACATCAAGTGTGGGCTGGTTCTTGGTGATAACGGTCTGCATCTCTTCCCGTTCACCGACTTTAACTTCTTGAACAACAGGGCCCTCAGGACCCATAACTTGTTGTTGCTCCATAATAGGTATGTAGACTTTACGCTCTTCTTCAGCGAACTCCCAGCCTACACGAACTATAGCAGTACCTTCATCTACGGCAGCTCGGACATACTCATCAACGAAAGCTACCTTGTCGAGGCGACAATTGATCTGGTAGTTAAGAACTGCGCCGTTTTGCTCAGCAGTCTCTTTATCTTCGAATGTAGCAGGAGAAGTGTTAAACAAGTCATCGGTAGACAGGAATGGCTCTGATAAAGCTGCATAACGCCACTCTGCTTGTTTACGGGCTAACTTAGGGATGATCTTGGATCTACCCTGTTTAGTCGTAACTGCCTGCACACCATTAAGGACATTAAGCCACGCAGCTACTTCTGTGGTATGAGCAGTATGTGCCGGCTGTGCAGCTTCTAGATCCGCTTTAAGATCTGTGAGCTTAGGCGGGTTCTTCCAATCTACCAGACTGGTTTCATCCGTTTCTGTTGCATCGTTATCTTCCATAGATCAACCAGCCCTTTGGGTATGTTTCGCAAAGGCACTGTATTGATCTTTTAAGGAATTATCAACCGTGTAAATTTTAAGGCCATCTACAGTACTGTGGTAATGTACGTAATTAGCAAACATATTATTATTCTCGGCTAGGTCAACAGTACAATAGATATCATCACCTGTGACAACTTCCGATACAAAGTATTTCCATAACGTAACAAAGCTGCGCTTAGCTGCTAAGTTATTAGATACGATTATCCCAGCTATTACGTACCCGTTAAGTTCACGGTTAAATCGATAAAAGAGAATCGATTCGCCTTCTTGAATTAAGCTGCAGTGAGAAAATAACATTTTATGCCTTAATTTATGTAATTTTTTATATCCATAGCGGTTAGGGGATTTTTGAGCATTAGCTCATCCACCTTCTCACTAGATATATCAAACTCTTCTTCCACCCGCATAAACAACAATAGTACCCCAAGACTATCCAGACCAGCAATATCTAAGGGAGTATCCATCGAGGTAACAGGGGTATATTGCCTAGGTGACGGTAACTCCTGTTTCCACACCTCGTTTATAATGTCCAAGATACGAGCGTCAGGCATACTGGATTCCTTATCTGGTAGTCGTTAAAATATGTGCTAATACAATCGGTATTACAACAGGAGAGATTATGTCAATACTTTATGAGTTCGTTCACAAATTCCCATCAGGTCAGGAATGCCATGTTGAAGCTGAGATTGAACCTCTTATACCTGCACACATTAATTGCCTTCCTGAAGACGCCACCCCGGAAGAAGGAGGGACAGCAGAAGTAACTGAAGTCACCGTTCTGGGGATTCCAATAGATCTATCAGATCTATGGATTAAAGCAAGATCCGACAAATTTGTAACAATTTATGATAGTTTAGGGGAAATAGCTTATGAAAAATGGGCAAACGAACAATAAACCGAGGACTGGGGTAGTTACCCAAGAACTCGCAGACCAAGTTAAAGCGGGCCAAATGGGCTTCGCTATTGCAGTGCACAAATTAGTGAGCCTATCCCAAATGGAATTGGATATGGCCCAACATCTCATTCACGAAGCTATGCAATGAGCAAGCATTCAGGGATTCATGGAGTTCGGCCGACTACCGGTGGGATTCCTAGTGATAGCAGCAGGGCCCGCACATGTCAGTGGACAGACGGCTGCAAAAAGGACGTAGTCCTTAACTCCTATTGCGAAGAGCACTATAGGCGCTGCTACCAAGTGGGGTCAGCTCCTCGAGATGCAAAGAAAACCGCTGCATACAGACTAGTCGGTAAACTCGGCTGGGGAACAGGAAAAGGTTAAATGTCGGATTTTATAATCGAAAGAGGCATCCCACTAACTGACATAGTTCAAAAGGGTGCAAGCAGTGCAGGCGCACTTAAATACCCCTTCCCAGATATGGAAATAATGGATAGCTTTGATCTTGGAGATATCCCACCTATTCGTGTCCGGGCAGCTGCTAGAAACCACACAGATAACCATGGTAAATACTTTACCGTTAGACTAACACCCGATGGCAGCTATCGTTGCTGGCGGATAGCGAAACCTCTCTGACGATCAATCAAGTCCTCCCGTCGTCAGGGACAACTGACCACCTATGGCCTCGTGATCCGTTTGGACTCGGCACTAGCGACATAGGTGGTCCTTTTTACTAATCAAGGAATAACCAATGGCCGAAAAGCCCACAAACCCTAAAGATGCAGTAGGTATTGGTAAAGTACCTACCTCAACGGTCTCAGCTCCTGTCACAGGAGAGGTGGGACTAGCGATGATGGAAGGGGCCCTGAAGTACGGCCGACATAACTACAGGGTCATTGGAGTCCGTGCCAGTGTCTATTACGATGCTGTAATGTCCCGCCACATGCCCGCCTGGTGGGAGGGAGAGGACATTGACCCCGATAGTGGACTTTCTCACATAACCAAGGCTATTGCCTCTCTGTACGTCCTCAGGGACGCTATGATCAATGACAACTGGATCGACGATCGACCACCAGCTGCCAAGCCAGGCTGGATAGATGAACTAAACGCAAAGGCTGCCGCTCTACTGGTCAAATATCCTAATCCAGTAGATGCCTATACTGAGATAGGTGAACAGGAGAAACGTGATGCGGAAGAGCCGATTCAAGGGTGAGTTCGAAGTTAAACAGCGAGATAAAGATGGCTGGTACTGGTATGAGGATACTGAAATGACCTTAAAGGAAAAGCTACAAGCTGGCCCCGGTAGCCGTGAGTTATCAGATGAATTTCTGTTGGCTATGGGGTGGTATAGAATTTCAGATAGTCATGATTTTTTAATGCCGCCGGGTGGATACAAAGTTAGTAGGCAGCCAAACCCAACCCTCAACATAGACGACGCGCTAAATCATCTGGTGCCGGATGGGTGGATTTACATACTGGCTAAACACCCTGACAAATTCAAAGCCGTACTGGATCAGCCTAAGAAGCTGAACGCAAAGATCGGTGAAGCCCCCACACTCCCCCTCGCAATCTGCGCGGCTATATTGGAGATTGAATGATGATTGACCAGAAAGCATTGGAAGCTGCTGTTGAGGCCATGCGTGACTGCCACGCGCCCGACGCTTGTGCTGCTGTGGCAGTAGCCATCACAGCCTACGAGGCCGCAAAGCCACAACCAGACCAAGAGGCGCTGGAACTTGTGCTTGACTACGCTGGTAAGGGCCACGGCTACACAGTAAAAGAACGTCAAACCGCCATTGCAAAGCTGAGAGGGATTGAATGATGGACATTGTTGAAGACCTCCGCTTGAACCATGTGTATTGCCCTAAAGAAGTTATTCTTGAGGCCGCAGACAGAATTGAAACGCTAGAGTTTGAATTGAAATGCGCCAAAATGGCAATTAATGATTTGCTGATAAACCACAAGCCAGACCGCGAGGCACTGGATATTGTGCTTGTTGCTGCGGAAAGTTTTATCACAATTATTGAGGATTACCCGCAAGAGGCAGACGCAATGGCTAAATACAAAGCCGCCATAGCCAAGCTGAGAGGGATTGAAGGATGATTGACCAGAAAGCATTGGAAGCTGTCGCAGCAATAGAACACGATCAATGGGCGCATTGGACCCGCTACATGCTGGACAATCTGACGCCAGAGAATGCTAGGCGATGGGACTGGCAATGTGTAACGCCATATAATGAATTATCAGAAACAGAAAAAGATAGTGACAGAAAATGGGCTGTAAAATCCATCACAGCCTACGAGGCCGCACTGTGGCAACCAATTGAGACGTTGGAATACAGCGACGATCCGGTTATCGGTGAAAGTGAAAAAGTGCTTTTGGTCGATGAAGCCGGAAAGGTTTGGGTTGGCAGTCTTATGTATGCGATCGGTAAAGGTCTCCTGTCATGGGGTTGGAACAACAAGCCTACCCACTGGATGCCGCTACCAGAGCCGCCGTCCCTTAAATCCACCCCCTCAGAAGGAACAGAAACATGAGTGTGATTGGCGATGAAGACGAAACAGCAAACGATGTCTATGATCGTTTTATTGAAAAGTTTTGCCGAGTTACTGGACAGGATCAGGTGAATTACGGTCAAGACCCTTTTGAGATACTAATTGACTTAGTCAACAAGCATGACGAAGCCTTGACTTACCTAACTGAGCTTACCGATGAAGTAAACCGCCTTCGCAAACTGGTGCCAGATCAAGAGGCGCTGGAGATTGTGGTTGAGGCTGCTGAAGTTATCGCGCGACTTTGGACAGGTGAAAGAGCCTATGACTTGAAAATCGCCATTGCAAAGCTGAGAGATACTAAATCTTGATTAAGCTTGCGCTCTGGCCCTGCATTGCCAGTCCTTAGCGGTTTGAGGGGTTCCGTAGCGCCCAATACCCCTCACTTATTGTCTATCAAGCTCCCGCATAATCATAACGATCTCAGACTGAAGTAGCTCACGTTCTGTCAGGAGATTAGTAGGAGGTACCATTCCGGCTTTCTTATATTTAGCTAAAGCTAAATCTATCTCCAACAGTCTACGTTTGCGGATAGTCAGAACATACCTAAGAGGTATGCCTACTATTTGCTGAGCTTGTTCAGCATGCCGGGTTACCTCAGATTTCCAAGCAGGTCGATCTAACTGAAATCCTGCTTCATCCGCAAAACCGTATACACCACCTATGCCGGCGACTACGAGAGCAACCATTCCTATTGTCACATGCTTACCCTTTATCCCGCTCATCATAACCCCCTACGTAACTACGGCCGTAATCCCACCTCCATGAGAATGGGAAGATAGGATGCCCTCCTATCCGGACAGCGTAATACATAGCTGCTGCTATTAAGGGGTAGCCTTTTCTAGCTACAGATCCAGCGAGGATCCTGTCAGCCTTTAAACGACGTTCTTTAGTGCCTGCTTCCCAATAAGCCTTATCGTGAATGACACAATCATCGTTCCAAGGGGGCGCATTGTTAAACAGGTACTTCCAGAAGGTAGTCATACCCCCTGAACATCCGTCTGTTGTGAATGATTCTTTAAAGGGCGGCTTTATTGAGGTCATCACAAATTACTCCGTGCCTAGCTATATCTGTGAACCATTCTGCGAAGTCTGCATTAGTAGCACCGAGCTGGGCAATACCTTCATACGCAACCTTATTAGGCCAGGTAAAGACAGGACAGCTAGTCAGGGTTATCGTCTGACTTTGGCAGCTTGCCACGAGCAATAAGGAGAGCATCGCTAAATTTCTTAACTTTGGCATTTGCTTTCTTTTCCGCATTATGGAGTCGGTTAATGTTAGCTGCAATGACACGATTTTCGCCATCCTTGCGAAGACCCTCATCACGGAACATGCCCCCGAAGAATTGAATCAGGGACATGAAACCGTTGATAAGTTTAATTACTGCCAGAGGCGTTGAGAACATTAGGCAGGATCTTTTGGAGTAAGAACATCATCAGCGTTACGAGCCTGGCCAACATTAAGGGCCAAGGTATTCACAACACGAGACACGATGTTCCAGATACCCCCAAGCTTACCTAGAGCCTCGTCATCGACGGTGGTCTTGGTCATGGCGGCAACACCAGCACAAGCTGAGATTAAGATAGCAATAGCGTTAAGCCACCCAGGAAGTTGATCAGCCATGCCGATCAGAAGAGTAATTGTATCCATTAGATTAATTCTTTCCAGTTTCTAAGTTCGAAGTGAGGAGCGTCAATTAGACGTTCCTTAGGGTCGTTTCTAACCAGAACGCCATTATTGTTCCAGTCGTTACCCCAGGTCAAGGGTATCTCCATCTCGAGAGCTACCCCCTTCATCAACCCAGCGAGGTATCCGAAGCGTTCCATGTCTTCCCAATCTATTGGCCAGGGGACAATATCCACTGCCATCGATGGTGTGAAGTTATGGGCACTTTCACCAAATTTAGCGTGAGAAAGCTTTGGAACAGCATTGTATGCTGCCATTTGTTCAGCTTCACCACGGTAAGCGCAAGTGATACTGTGATCGACCATGGTGATGACTTTACTCAGTATCACCTGCAGGAGCGGGTGACACTGGTCAAACCTCTCCTGGGACTTTCGTCCATAACTATACATTGATTAAGCCCCGGTTTTTAAATGGATAAGCTCTTGAACCCCTAACCAAACAGCTGTCATGATTCCTAGGATCACAGCGCCTATTGCCGTCTTCTTAATTTGTTTGCTCATGGTCTCACCAGCTACCCGCTGACGTCTTGTCCAGGCACTATCTACCTGGATCTGAATAACACTTTCAGGAGATGATAGGTCGTGACCCAGGAGCTGAAAGATCTCGTGAGTAGTCGCAATAGCAGCTCGTTTACCGATCTGCATTGCTTGATTACGGGTGACGTATTCATCCCCATTATCAATATCATCTTTCATATCTGTGTCGAAAGTACCGGTCATAACTAAATTCCCTAGGTATTATGTTATTTTGGGTTGTCTGCTTTGACCTTAGCAACATGAGCTTTCCATGTCCCGTGATATTGCATATCTAACTGCTCCTGCCAAGTTCCGTAGGCGTTCATACGGGCTTGATCAACATCAGAAGGTTTTGGTATATTGTTAGATACACGCATACAAGATGGATCATCTTTAACGTCTAGAATCATCTGATCATAGTCGTCGTTACCAGGAGACTCTCCAAAATGCCCACCATCAGCGTTTTCATAGGATACGCGTCCATCTTCTGCCATATGTTTGATATACATGGGCATCTTATAACTCCGCTGCTATTTGTATGTAGGTAATCCCGGCACCTTGGTTCTGGAATGACTGCGCAAGCGCTCCATTTCCCGCTGTCAGCCCTGATGTGGTGAACCGAGGATTACAGTTATCATGCGTAATGTAGTAGCAGTTAAAGGACGTACAGTTATATCCTGAGCCTTGCTGCAGAACACGTATATTCGTAATAACTGAACACGTAACGGTTGGATTGGTACGTTTCCAAGCAAAATTCAACTGCCCCTCTAGGTATGTAGCGTGTTGAACAGACCCGTCTACCCACATCCTGTAAAGTCCTTCACTATCGAATCGTTCGTAATACCGAAGGCACTTATCCAATTCTTTTGAGTAGCTCTCATGGGTATAACCGGTAAAGGTATCTCCTACCTCCAATTTAACACCACCAATATACAAATTATTAGCAGTATTATCTAAGAGATTTTGAGCACCGGTGGCACCGTACTCTGTGCCTGCTGCCCATGCTCCTGCAGTACCAAAGTTATTCGAGCCACAGGTAAGGGCAAAACCAAGCTGTAAACCACCACCTGTATCGTTATTAATAGTTCCGCTAACATCAGCAGCGATATCAACCTCAATCTCCTCAGGGGTATCTGCAGAGGTCACGTTAAAGGTAAATGGGTGTGTCCGTGTACCATCAGGCTGGTTAATAAAGCCTACGTGCACACCGCTCTTCGGGGACTGAATAAGGAAGCGTAACTTCATAGCTACAGCTGCAGCATTGCCATACATGAGGTGCTGTAGATCCTGGGCTTCCAGTACCTGACTGATATGCCAATACTCTCCTGCGCCCACTGAGGCTTCAGCAGTAGTGACATCGATCTTCATGCAATAATCATGGCCCCAGGCTGCAAAGATACCCGTAGCATCCTGGGATACAGTAACAACACCACCATGTCCTGATCGATTGTTCTTCCAACGATCCAGGAAGACTTCCCCGCCACCCCAGGCAGCTTGAGAGGTGCCACGTTGAGCAACAGTGAATCCACTATTATCGAGCAGGTTAGGGTTTACCCCAGGTGCTGAAGCAGCAATCGGAATAGTCGTGGCATTTACTGCCAGATCTGCAGCATCTCGAGCATTACTCATCTTTAGGAATCCCTGCTTTAACTGCGTTAATGTGGGATTGGAAGGCTGTTACACCTTGTTCCCCAATCATTTCGAGTTGCTCTGTAACAGTACCATAACCTCCGTCAGCTATATTTTTCTTACGCTTTTCGACGTAGGTTTCAACTGGCGTGTCGTCAACTTCAACAATCTCTGCCAGACCGTCAGCAACATGCTGATCATATAAGGATCGGTCCCGGTTATCCTTATCAAGCGGGATAATTCCACCCAACTCATTCTGTAGGTTATCAGGGTAACCGGATCGCTTGATAAGTGTGTATTTTATCATTTTATAACTCCGCATCTACGGTGACATGTATGCCCATCGTGTCTCCTGCGTTATCAGATGATGCAGCAGCCCCAATGTTTATACTATGTGCTTTGGCTACGACGTTCATACTTTCGTCTGTATTATCTACTTGGTTACGGGCGAAAGTATTGGCAGCAGCAGGGTTGTACCCCGTAGCAGTTCCAGCCGTTCGCATAGTAACGGGGAAGTTCCAAGTACCACCAGTGCGATATGGAGAAGTTCCCATACAGTACCAAGATAGCTCACCAGTAACTTCACCGCCATTCTGCACAGGGGCTACTCCCGGCTGGAACGATGTCCAGAAGTACCTCTGACACTTAGCCAGCGTATCCCCATAACTCTCATGCTCAAAGGCTGTGGCTGCGCTGCCGACTTCTAGTTTGACTTGCCCGATGTAGATGTTGTTGGCAGTGTTATCCAGCAGGTTAGGTTGGTTGTCACTACCCCACATTTGGCCTGAAGTCCAAGCCCCCGCTGTCCCATCACGGCTTGTACCAACGGCCATAGGGAACATGATCATAAGACCCGTACCGTTATCATTATTCATACCCCTGCTATCGCCGGGTATGGTAACTGATATTAGTTCCGGCGTGTCTGCTGACGCCACTGTAAATTCGGCAGCATACCCGTATGCACCATCGTCGTTATACAATGCTACTGAGTGTGTCCCACTCTTAGGCGATTGGTACAGGAAGGATAGCGTTATATCATTTGGGGAAGCGCCAGCATATTCAAGGTGCTGTAAATCTTGTGCCTCTATCTTCTGTGCAATGAACAGTCCATCATACACACCGGGGGCTGCGTCTGCTGTAGTGCAGTCAATCTTCATTGCATACTTGCTGCCCCAAGCAGAAAATACACCAGAAGTATCTTGTGTAACTGTCACTCTTGCACTGAAAGTTGCTTCCCACTGGACTTTCCAACGATCCAGTAAATAATCATGGCTGGTGGGTGAAGCAAACGATGTCCCGCGCTGGCTGACTGTCATGCCGCCGTTGATGATCAGGTTAGGGTTGTTACCCGTTGGCGCACTCGTTGCACCTGTACCGCCCTGTGCTTCTGACAAGGGGGTAGTGAGACCAGCTAGGCTAGTGATATCGTTGTTAGCACCTAACAAAGCGTACCTAGCATCTGAATCCGTCTTGTTGTAGCTAGCAACAGGATTGCCTGAACCACCACCATCGACCTCAAAGGTCTGTCCCGCAATCATAGAGGCTACGCCGGTAATGCTAGTACCTGTGGTAGCCACAAAGTCCTCAGGTAGGAGCCTGTGTCCATCGATGTAGCATTTAACCGTAGCGGGGTTATAGCGCAGCGTTAAGCTGGCATCATCTAACCCACTAAAGGAAGTCTCACCTCCTGCAGCGAGCCAGGAATAGGTCTGAGCTCCAATTTTGGCAGCTACTTTTGTTGCAAAAGGCATTATTTATTACTCCGTTACGATTTGCTGCGTCAGCATGTACGCAGTCCACCCGTCGATGATGTCTTGGGTCCACATTGCCGCGCCGATTGCTTGAACGTCCGCAGGTTCGTTGGACAGATCGTCACCGGGAACAAGAACGTGCCTGTGGTAATTACCTTGAGAAACGATCTCACCTGTCTCGTCATTGATAATGCGGTTATCGTGACGACACTGGATAACCTTGTGTTCCGTGACGACTTCGATCTTGTCTAGTATGCGTTGTTCTACGAGTGCCATTATTCTGTCCTATACATAGTAAGAAACATTTGTGTAGATACCTTTACCAGAGCCAGAGCCAATCTTGGCATCTGAGAACCCTGCAAGGTTACTGCCTGTTGATGTTGGTAGCGTTAAGAATTGTAACCCTGTACCACCGGGGAGCACGATAATTGTCCCTGTCATATCCATTTTATCGTTACAACCCGCCATGAAACCTCGCCCATTACCACCAACAACAGTAAAAGGAAGACCGGATATGTAACACTCTCCTGAGCCTGACTTGGAACTGTTCAATGAGAGGGAAACAAACGCAGTAACTAAGCGGCCAACCTTTGTGTAAGTGCAACTACTAGCGGCTGTGTTATCTGTTCCACCTGAACCGCCAAGCTTAAAAATGCCTGTCCAGATGCCTTCTTCATAGTCCGTGAGGTAGTTGGCGCTGGTCGTGCCACCGATGTAGATGCCGCCAGCAAGGTACAAGTCTTTCCAAGCCTTCGCAGCAGTACCAAGATCATCAGTGTTATCAGTGTCACTAATAACACTGGTGGTGGAGGCAGTTAAATCTACAGCTGCTGGTTCCGACGTAGGAACAGTAGCCGCGTCTTTAGCCAGCTGAGCTAGATCTGCATTAAAACCCATTATGCTAACTCCTCTGGGATGTATGCGTCCATGTCGTCTGTGTTGGTCATAGCATCCAGTGCCGTAGTCATTGCTACTGGTAACTCTCTGAGTGTCTGCTTCTCTGCTGCACTGTTAGCTACTGTACGTGTAGCGCCGGGACGTTCAATCAAGTTGTCTTTGATCTCATCGTCCATCTTGTCCAGCTTGGCATTACGCATACCACGAAGCTGATCAAGGCGTTCTGCACGAACCTTGGGCAGACGCCATGCGTGAACCTTCAACTCGTCACTGGTAACTTCAACAGCCAGTGTGT